GCTTACCGCTCATGGGCACCTCTCTTTAAGCCATCTTAAATGACTCTGAGGTGTCTGTTAAACCCGTGGCGATTCATTGACCGCAAAAGCCATTAACTGACTTTTCGACTTAATCTCCTTAAGTTATGTGAGAAATTTGCCGATATGAAAACATGATCCCCCAGTCGCTACTGACATGCCCTGTCAGTAGCGACTGGTAATCTCAAGGAAAAATTACAAGGAGAACGCGCATGAGCGGGCATGAGGTAATGGTACAAAGAATAACCGCTATTATTGCAGAACTTTACCAGTACGGTTTTGTATCACGTAAGAAGATGATGGACGAATTCAACATCAGTGAGCGTACTTTGTATCGTGATCTTAATCGTCTGGGCGACAGAATCGTCCCCGATGGTGATGGTATTTACAGGCTGGCTCCCGCTTACGCTAAACCTCAGGCTCTAAAAGAACAACAAAATCTCATCAATGCCCTGGGGATGGCAGAGTTATTCCCTGTAAAAAAAATCTTCTCCCAGCCTGACATGACTTCACTGATCATCAGATCGCTGCCCGGAGATCCAGAAGCGAAACGCGTACTTGAGAATAACTATAGTGTGTTCGATAAAGCGATTCGTGAAAATAGCCTTTGTGAATTTCATTATAAAGGGAAACATCGGACCGTCGCGCCTTATAAGCTTATTAACATAAAGAGCGTCTGGTATCTCGGTGCGGTAGAGAATGAAAAGGTTAAAGGATTCCAGCTCACCAAAATTCATTGGCTGAAATTTAAATCAGAGCACTTCACACCACAACCCCATATCACACAATACTTTGCTGAAGAAGATGATGTCTGGTTTTCTTTGGATAAGCAGATTGTACTCCTTAAAATTTCAGCCGACGTAAGCCATTTTTTTAAACGTCGAAATGTTCTGCCTGCCCAAAAGTTAATTCGTCAGGAACCTAATGGCGACTTGATCGTGCAAACCAAAATGGCACACGAAAACCAGCTATTTCCATTATTACGTTATTGGTTACCAAACCTCACTATTATTTCCCCGATTAGTCTACAACAACGTTTTTATCAGAAGCTCAACCAGCAGATAATAGAAATGAAAAACCCATTGCAGTGAAATTATTTTTGACAACATACAGCAGGAGTAAAAAATGTTACGTGGTTCAGAAAGAAAAGAAGCATTAGCCAGTCTCAAAAGTGCAACTAACCGTTATGAAGTACAGGCTAAAGACACCCAGGATGAGATCACTGCCCTCTTTCTGTTACGCCAGAAATGCAGTAAGGATCTGATTGCCCGTGGTGAAAATTTTGTTAATCGACTGGCGAATACACCGAAAGAGTTTGATAAATCCTGGAGCGAATTGAAAGCGGAAATCGCTGAATTTGATAACGTGGTGGAAAAACTGGAAGAAGAATACCGCGCATCACATATTGGTAAAGGAACGGCTGCTGCGGGGGTTGCCGTTGGGGCGGGGGTCGCCGCATTTGCCCCTACGGCTGCGCTGGCGGTCGCAACAACTTTTGGTACAGCATCCACGGGTACCGCTATTGCTACGTTAAGCGGAGCTGCCGCAACAAATGCAGCCCTGGCATGGCTCGGCGGCGGCGCACTGGCTGCGGGTGGCGGTGGCATGTCAGCAGGAAGCGCACTACTGGCTCTGGCGGGTCCAATAGGCTGGGGAATTGGTGCTGTAGGCATCGCTGGCGGAACCCTACTAGCCCGTCGCAAAAACGGTAAAATCATTGATGAGGCACAACAGGAAGAGCGCCAGGTTCGCGCAAAAACCAGCGAACTTCGCGTGATGGAACGTGGTGCGCAAGAACTCAAGATGCTCACATCCGAGCACTATCATGGTACTGAAAGCATTATTGATGTGCTGGAAAAGGCTGCGCCTCAAGACTATTGCCAGTTTAATACCCATCAGAAAGATCAATTAGGGGCATTGATTAACCATATCAATGCATTATCAAAACTGATCAACAAGAAAATCCAGTAATGAGCATTAACCATAATACAGTTGGCGACCAGCTTATCGGCAGCGCGGTTAACGCCATTAATCAGACCCGCATTGATAGTGAACTGTTAAAACTATCGCAGCAGGAGCGTGCATTTGAGTTGGCTGGCGAACAAATGCAAAAGGTGCGTGATTTCATCGCGTCACCGGGTAACATCCTGGGCTCAATGAGCACCAAACACGGTGAAATTGCTGAGCAGGTAGAAGTTGGCGTGCGCAATGCTCGCCAGGCAATAGAAGAAAGGGTTCAGGATGCCTCTGATCTTAGCGCCACGTTTGACGGAGTGGGTCGAACCGCTCCGGCGGATTATATGATAGATGGCGTTGACGTGCAGTCAAAGTTTATCAACGGAGTTAATAATAACCTGAACCATGTCCTTCAGCACATGGAAACCTATCCCAATTTTACCCAGGGAGAATCCTTTTACCATATCCCCAAAGACTCCTGGCAAACGATTCAGAATGTTATTGATGGGAAGCCGGTGGAGGGCTTGAGCGAAAAAACAATACAGGCTATCAGGGATAAAGTTGCAGAAATTGAAAGTACAACGGGAAGATCCTTTAATGATATCGTGCGTTCTGGAGTTTCTGATTACAAAGATGTTCAGTGGGGAAAAATTGACGAAACGCTTGATAAACATGATCAGGAATTAGCGGAACAGAACGAGGCAAAAAAAGCAGAAATTATTGACAATCACCAACCCTCCCTAAGTGAAGGCATGCGTGCAACCGCAATGGGAGCCGCTTTCGGTGGAACCTTTGCTCTTGTAACAGGTATATATAGCAAATACCGTGATGGTAAAAATATATTTCGTGGAGATTTCAACAGACAGGACTGGCAGGATGTCGGCTTAGATACATTGAAAGGTGCCGCTATTGGCGGTGTATCCGCCGGAGCAATTTATACCCTGACCAATTATGCCTCTCTGGGAGCACCGTTCGCCAGCGCGCTGGTCACTGCCGCTAAAGGTGTAAGCAATCTTGCTCTCTCCTATCAGCGCGGTGAGATTAATGCTGATGAATTTACCGATCTTGGCCTTATCATCTGCGCGGAATCGGCCATCGTTGGCGCAATGTCTGTCGCAGGTCAGGCAATCATCCCTGTGCCTGTTTTGGGGGCATTGGTTGGTTCTATCTCAGGGAAGTTTATGGTTACCGTAGCTAAAAATCTGGACAGTAAAGCACGCCAATTGCTGGCGAAAAAAATGGAGCAATTTACATGTCGCTTAAGTGAGATTGAGCAGAAAGCACTCAACCGAATTTTGAACGAGTTCGCGGCGCTGGGTGAGCTTACCGCAGCTGCATTTAGCGTGGAAAACAATCGCCGGTTGCTGGAAGCAAGCATCACGCTTGCCCAGGCCCACGGTGTTGAAGAGGTGAAGATAATCAAAAATGCGGATGATCTTGACACATTTATGATGGCGTAGCACTCGAATAAAAATTACAGCAAGGATAAAACCACAATGCTACAGATAATTGGTGCGTTAATTTTACTGGTAATCGGTTTTGTTATTATAAAAGCGTTGTTTAAGGCATCTCTCAATATTCTAGGTGTGATATTAGGATTGGGTGCATTGATTGTTGCAGGCCCACCTTTATTGGCGGGCTATATTGTAGAGCGCGTAACCTATGCGCTTCACTCACGTTGGCTGCTGGGTGTACCTCTTGCCATAGCAGGAATGGTGATTAGCTTTATGTGGGGACTTGATGGTAAACATATTGCCTACGAAGCTTATTCATTTGATTCAATGAAGTTTATTTTAACCGCTGCATTTGCCAGTGGCCTGCTTGCAGTACCTGTACAAACCAAGGCTATTCTACAAAACGGGCTTATACCAGCCGATATCAATGCCAAACTTAAAGAGTATTATTGCTGTTTTTATGCGTCTTACTTTTTGATGGCCTGCTCTGCGGCTACACCGTTTATAGCCTGGCAATATAATATATCATCTTCACTGATGTGGTGGACAGGATTGCTATACTGGATAGCAGCCTTACTGACACAGTTCTATGCGGCAAACCAAATTCAGGAACTCAAGAAGTTAACTAATGCCATCAATACAGGGTTAAATGAGCAAAAAGCGATCAATAACAAACTTTGGCTGACGGAACTAAAAGAAGGAAGTAACCTCTCAGCAGAATTCGTAGAGACTATCTATCTCAAGTTGGTCTCACAGCATATTTTTCAGGGCGATACTCGAGAGCAGGATCTGGCTGGTGAAAACTGGCTTTTAAATGATGCCTGGTATGAAAGAAAGATGGCTGAATTTAATGAGCAGTTAAACAGTAAAATAGTACACTCATCAGATGAGCTAAGAAGCCTTTTTGGTAATAGGCTGAATTTACCCTCTGCTGCGAATGATGATCTCCTGAACCGTTATCTTGATGGTGGGAACTATTATTCTTTTTCGGATGGTCGAAAATTTGTCTCGTTTCACTATGTCGACGAGCTTTGTACCTGCACTTCATGCGGTTTGAGCGAGATTAAAAACGCAAAACACCAGGGCGGTGGTGGGAGCCAGGAATGGTATTGCTCTGATATTTGCCGGGAAACGGAAAAACTCTGCATTGAAATTCACAAGCGACCACAGGCTGAATTTATTTCCAGTGCAGCAACAAACGGTCTGATCCTCATGACACTCCCGGAGGCCTGGAATACTAACGAAAAAATGTTTGCAGTGGGAGGACAAGGACATGGTTTTGCAGCCGAACGGGGAAATCATCTTACTGACAAAATCCAACTAAAAGATGCACATATTCTCGGTGATGATAATGCGAAAAATGGTGCAGACAGGCTGGTTAACGGTTCAGAGATTCAGACCAAATACTGTGCAACCGCTGCACGTAGCGTCGGTGCTGGTTTTGACGGACAAAACGGTAATTATCGCTATTATGACAGTAACGGAACCCCAATGCAGTTAGAGGTTCCGAAAGACCAGTATTCGAAAGCGCTTGAAACGATGGAGAACAAAATTCGCGATGGCAAAGTCCCCGGCGTTACCGATCCTGCAGAAGCCACAAAACTTGTACGTCAGGGACACCTGACTTATAGCCAGGCACAAAACATTACTAAGTTTGGCACGTTCGAATCTATCACTTACGACATTGCGGAAGGATCTATCATCAGCCTCGCAGCTGGAGGTATCAGCTTCGGTCTGACAGCTTCTATTTTCTACCTCAATACCGGCGATCGTAAGGCTGCGTTGCAAACGGCAGCAATACAGGCAGGTAAAACATTTACCCGCACACTGACAGTTTATGTGACGGTACAGCAATTACACCGTATCAGTGCCGTTCAGGGGTTACTTAAAAATATTGATTTTGCCGCTGCCAGCCCGACAGTTCGTAATGCGCTTCAACAGGGAGTCGGAGCTAACAATCTCAACTCCCTTAACAAGATGATGCGTGGCACACTGGTTACCTCTTTCGCACTGGTCGCCGTGACCACTGGTCCGGATATGATCAAAATGGTGCGAGGTCGTATTTCTGGGGCACAGTTTATAAAAAATCTGGCAGTTACTTCATCTGGTGTGGCTGGGGGTGCAATTGGTTCTATTGCTGGCGGAATGATGCTTAGTCCATTAGGTCCTTTCGGTGCTTTAGCAGGACGCGCAGCTGGTGGCTTGTTAGGCGGTATGATTGCCACAGCTATTTCCAAAAAAATAGCGGGTGCACTGGTTGAAGACGACCGAGTAAAAGTGCTGGCTCTCATCCAGGAACAGGTTACATGGCTTGCAACAAGTTTCATGCTTACAGAACACGAACTTGAAAACCTGAACGCGAATCTGGCAACAGTAATTGACCAAAAAACCCTGGAGGTTATCTTCGCCGCAAAAGAGCAAGACCGAGCAACGGCCAATATGCTGATTAAACCACTTGTAGTAAGTGTGGTTAAGCAACGACCGGTCCTGAGCTATGAACAATCGCAAATCTGCGAATTGGTCGATCAGCTTGATACATCGGTTTCATTATCTGCTGTTGCATAATGAAAGGTATAAATTCATTACCATCGTGATATGGTGCTTCAGACAAAGCAAACTTAAATACCATTAACCCCATGATACTATTGTAAAATCCAAAAAAACAATGGTAATCATCATAATGAACTGGTTCGAACAGACTTGCGGAAGAGTTTGGAGAATTAACAAATAAGGGGGCATTTGCCCCCTTCATCTTTATTTCAGTCGTTTACCTGCATCATCAACAACTTTCTCGCCGTCTTCCTTAGCAAATGCGCCTTTTTGCGCATCCGGAAGAATATCCAGTACTACTTCGGAAGGGCGGCAAAGGCGCGTTCCCAACGGTGTCACCACAATCGGGCGGTTAATCAGGATCGGATGCTGAAGCATAAAATCGATTAACTGATCGTCAGTAAACTTGTCCTCGGCAAGCCCCAGTTCTTCATAAGGCTCGACATTTTTACGCAGCAGCGCCCGTACTGTAATCCCCATATCTGCGATAAGTTTGACCAACTCATCGCGTGACGGTGGATTTTCAAGGTAATGAATAACGGTCGGTTCATTACCGCTGTTGCGGATCATCTCCAGCGTATTACGCGACGTGCCGCAGGCCGGGTTGTGATAGATGGTGATGTTGCTCATATCAGTATCTCATTACAAAGTGAAAGAGAGACGTAGCGCCAGCGCGGCCAGCGTTACAAACAGCACAGGCAGAGTCATGACGATCCCGGTGCGGAAATAATATCCCCAGGTGATGGTCATATTCTTCTGTGAAAGTGCATGCAGCCAGAGCAGCGTTGCCAGGCTACCAATAGGTGTAATTTTCGGGCCCAGATCGCAGCCAATCACGTTGGCGTAGATCATCGCCTCTTTAATAACGCCAGTTGCAGTACTGCCATCAATAGAGAGAGCGCCAACCAGCACGGTAGGCATGTTGTTCATGATGGAAGACAGGAAAGCCGTCAGGAAGCCAGTACCCAGCGTCGCGGCCCAGAGTCCTTTATCCGCCAGTACGTTCAGCACACCTGAAAGGTATTCGGTTAGCCCGGCGTTGCGTAGACCGTAGACCACCAGGTACATCCCCAATGAGAAGATGACGATCTGCCAGGGTGCCCCACGCAGTACTTTACCGGTGTTAATAGCGTAGCCTCGTTTAGCTACTACAAACAGGATCACAGCTCCAACAGCCGCAATCGCGCTAACGGGAATACCGAGCGGCTCGAGGACAAAGAACCCAACCAGCAGAAGAATTAAAACTATCCAGCCGGTCCTGAAGGTTGCCAGATCTTTAATTGCCTTTGCCGGTGCTTTCAGGAGAGCCAGGTCGTAAGTCGGTGGAATATCTTTGCGGAAGAACAGATGCAGCATCACCAGCGTGGCGATAATAGCGGCAATATCCACCGGCACCATTACCGACGCATACTCAGTGAAGCCCAGTCCAAAGAAGTCCGCCGAGACTATATTCACCAGGTTCGACACGATAAGCGGCAGGCTGGCTGTATCGGCAATAAAACCGGCAGCCATGACGAATGCCAGCGTGGTGCCTTTGCTGAACCCTAATGCCAGCAGCATGGCGATGACTATCGGCGTCAGAATAAGTGCCGCACCATCGTTGGCAAACAGTGCCGCCACCGCCGCACCGAGCAGAACGATATACGTAAAGAGCAAACGTCCACGACCGTTACCCCAGCGGGAAACGTGCAGCGCTGCCCATTCGAAAAAGCCGGACTCATCAAGCAGCAGGCTGATAATAATTACGGCAATAAAGGTCGCCGTCGCGTTCCAGACGATATTCCACACCACCGGAATATCGCCCACATGCACAACGCCAGATATCAGAGCCAGTCCCGCGCCCAGCATTGCACTCCAGCCGATCCCTAATCCCTTTGGTTGCCAGATAACCAAAACAATGGTCAGGACAAAAATAGCGCCTGCCAGTAACATAAAACCTCCTGACAGGGCGACTTTGCCGCCCTGTATATGCAACAAAATTAACTCATCAACTCTCTGAGCTTTTCAATACCAGCGGGCTCTGACGCCAGCACCGGAACAAGCGCTATACGGTTAGAGTGCTGATTCTTAACAGCCTCAATCTGAGGCAGTTCCTGACGAGCGCGCTGGCAAAGCAACGGAGAACGCGTATCCGCAATGGAAAGGCTGTTATTGATAATCCAGCCCCACGGATGAATCCCCGCTCTTTCAAGGTCAGCCTGCAGGTTTGCCGCTTCCAGTACCGGTGTGGTTTCAGGCAGAGTGACCAGCAGGACTTTGGTGCGTTCCGGGTCCTGAAGCTGCATCATCGGAGTGGTAAAATGACCTTTATCCCCCATCTTCTTGGCAATCTCACGGTGATAAGCCCCGGTAGCATCAAGCAGTAATAGCGTATGTCCGGTAGGTGCCGTATCCATGACTACAAACCGTTTGCCTGCTTCACGGATTACGCGTGAGAACGCCTGGAACACCGCAATCTCTTCTGTGCAAGGAGAACGTAAATCCTCTTCGAGCAGCCGTTTCCCAGCCTCATCCAGAGCCCTGCCTTTCGTCTCAAGAACATGCTGACGATAGCGTTCAGTTTCATCGTGAGGGTTGATTCGGCTGACCTGCAGATTCTTGAGGCTGCCATTGAGCGTTGTACTCAGGTGCGCAGCAGGATCAGAGGTCGTGAGATGCACGTCAAATCCCATGTCTGCCAGCCTTACGGCGATGGCAGCAGCCATTGTGGTTTTCCCTACGCCACCTTTGCCCATCAGCATAATCAGGCCGTGTTCACTGCGAGCGATATCATTGACCAGGCCAGAGAGCGATAAGTTTTCAGGCGTGTACTGGATGTTCGTTACCGGGAGCGGTAATGCCTCAGAACCGGTATCCAGCAGTCCCTTCAATGCTGAAACACCAACCATATTGACTGGCTGTAGTAATAGGGTATCTGTCGGTAGCCCAGATAAACCGGGAGGAAGATTTGCCAGTGCCTCCTGCTCACGTTGCCATATCGCAGCGGCCAGGGCGTCATGTTCAGCTTCGGCTTTAGGCAGCACACCATTAATCACCAGGTATTGGTTTTTCAGGCCAATTGCGGCGAGTTCTTCATGGGTGCGGGCGACTTCCTGCAGCGTAGATTTTTGCAGTCGTGCAACCAGAACCAGGCGGGTACGTTCAGGATCGGATAACGCCTCTACTGCATGAGCATACTGCTCACGCTGCTTTTCCAGCCCGGCCATTGGGCCAAGACAGGAAGCACCATCTGGATTACTTTCAATGAAGCTACTCCAGGCACCGGGAAGCTGGAGAAGGCGAATCGTGTGGCCCGTCGGCGCTGTATCAAAAATGATGTGATCGAAGCGGGTCAGCAGGGAAGCGTCTGTCAATAAGCCGGTGAACTCATCAAACGCCGCAATCTCAGTGGTACAGGCTCCTGAAAGTTGCTCGCTGATACTATTAACAACGTCATCAGGCAAAAGACCTTTGATAGGATCAACGATTCTGGAGCGGTATTGTTTGGCGGCTTCCTGCGGGTCGATTTCCAGAGCGGAAAGTCCAGGAACTGCTGCCACAGGGCGAATGGTGTTACCGATAGCCTGATCGAATACCTGGCCGACATTGGAGGCTGGATCGGTACTGACAAGCAAAACCCGCTTACCCTGTTCGGCAAGGCGGATTGCCGTCGCGCAGGAAATAGAAGTTTTTCCTACACCTCCCTTACCGGTAAAAAACAGGTAAGGCGGGATATTCTGTAAGAATTTCATATGTCCTCCTGACATACTCAGCAACAGGAAGTATTACCACCACAGCAGCTGGTGGGAGCTAAACCTACCTTCTCCAGCGGTATACCGAACCAGCGAGCCAACTCAGCGCGTTTTGGGTATCGCCCTGCCATCACCGTTTCACCGTCCAACAGCAGTAACGGAAGCCCTTCTGCTCCAGATGCTTCGAGGAATGCTTTCGCTTTCTCATTCTGAACAAAGCTCATGGGCTGCTGCGCCAGGTTGTAACGTTCAACCTGTACACCACGTCCTTTCAGCCACTGCACATCAGCAAAAAAATCAACCAGAACCTGATCGACATCTGAGCCACATACGCCGGTACTGCAGCACATTGCCGGGTCAAACACCGTTAACGTCTTCATTCTGAATACCTCACATTTGGAAAAACATATATGTTCAGGCAAATTTTTTAGATGCAAACAGCCTTACCGCTACCAGAGCAGTTTGCCGATGCCAGCTTACGGGCGATGGCCTGTACGTCGTCCTGTTGGCTTAACCAGGCTTGCTCAATCACCTGAGCAGCCCAGGATGGAATATGCGGGGATAAGCGATAATGAACCCATTTCCCCTGCTTGCGATCCAGCAATAGACCGCTTTCCCGGAGCATTGCCAGATGGCGGGAGATCTTGGGCTGCGACTGATCCAGCGCTGTACAGAGATCGCACACGCACAGCTCTCCCATCTCTCTGAGCAGCAGTACGATCCCTAGACGGGTTTCATCGGAGAGGTTTTTGAAGAGATGTAGGGAAGTTAGTGACATTAGGCCTCCTGTTCTATTGAAGTCAGGATACGCCTTAAATGAATAAGATCAATTAACAAATACGAAAAAACATATGTGTTAGAGCATAATTCTTTATCGGGCATGTGTTACGGACAGTTTAGAGTCCTGGAATTCCCTGACGCAAGCGCATTGTACGTCGCGATTACAGATGACAAAACACAACAGAGATGGACTTTAAGTTGATTTCGGTAGACTTGGAAAGAGTTTGAAATGGTGCCGATGGTCAGGGTCATATTGGTGCCAGAGCGATCGATTACGGCGTAGCACGTAATATTTTATGAATTTTCAAGGATACGCCTGTTCGTATCAGCCTGATGACCACGATTGGTGTGACTAAACGGCTCAGCATCTGGAATCAACGCACTGAGGTTCATGACTGGAAAAGACGTGCCGAGTGTCTGGTCAGGGCCAGCGGTCATCCCTATACCATCGTCAGGCCCGGCTGGTTTGATTACAACAATGATGATGAACACAGGATCGTTATGCTTCAGGGGGATCGTCGCCACGCGGGAACACCGGAAGATGGTGTGATATCCCGGGAGCAAATCGCAGAGGTTCTGGTCAGTGCCCTGACCAACGACGAGGCAAAAAACAAAACGTTCGAGCTGGTGGCTGAACGAGGTGAAGCACCACAGGATCTTACCCCACTGTTTGCAGACCTGCAGACTGATGATCCACAAAAAAATGATGGGGTTTTAGACATAGACAATATGCCTCTCAAGGAAGAAGCGGAGTTCATTGTTAACGAGCTGAATTTGTATTCAAAAAATTAACTAATCTACAACCATGACAATTTTGTTATATAGCGGTCAGTCTCATGACAGCTTAGGTCTGTATATTTGAATGTACAGAGGGGATAGTTTCCCTGATACGAGTCCAGTTTCAAACATAGATTTTAAAAGAGGTATTAGATATGAAATCACTACTTATTACTTCATTGGTCATGAGATTTACTGCAGTGAATGCCGCATCTGCCGCTCAGGAAATTGACCACGCAGATGGGAAAGAAAAGATGGGTGTAGCCTCAGCCAGTAATGCCTATACGCTTGATGATTTATCGAATGCGCTCTCTCGTAAGGCTGATGAGCAAGGAGCAACATCATTCAAAATCCTGTCGACTACGGGGAATAACCGACTGCACGGGGTTGCGGAAATCTATCAATAAAAATTAATTGCGATGCTACATAATTTCCATATGGAATAACAATCTATAGTTAAAGCAAGCACCATCATCATTCACACATTACATTTATTAATATAGCTAGAAGTTTCAAATAATTAGATATTTAACATTAGCCATGTTCAATCAAAAAAATAACACCCTGCCATTTCAAGTAAAAATCACCAATATTTTCAGATAGTAGGGTCGTTAACTTTTACAGTTTTTTTATTTTTTCTTGCAGGAGGTTTAGGCTTATACGCATTAACAAAAAGTTGATATGAATCCTGTAATGATAATCCGGGAAGGGTATCGTTTTTAGCACTAAATATTGCATAATACTTTTCGAATCGACTTATATCTTTTTCAAACACCCATGTCCATTCAGAATCATATAGTCTTTCCCCTCCTTTTTCCTTATTTTTGTTCTCAACTGTACGATTAATTATAAATTTGAAAACGGTGTTATTCAAAGTTCTAATAAAATTCTCTACAATAAATGCGATTTGCTCGAGATCATCATTATTGAGTATTATCGGTTTTTCTAAGTGCTTCATATGTTCAGCCAATCCTAGTCGGATTGCATTTTTCGAACCCAACTTACCAAATCGATGAACACAACAATGCCTTAACTCACAAACTTTCATGAATTCGCTTGAGCATTTCATCATTTCGATTGGTCTTTGTCCTTTCATTCCAATAATGTCCTTTAATGTTTCAAAAACATTATAAGGGCTTGCCAATGAAAAGTCCTCAAGTAAAGCTTCTGGTAATAACTCCTTTTTATGATGTTGTGCCGCTGCATAACTAACGGCCTTATCACAAACTATAGACTGAATATATTCATCATGATTAATTAGATTCCTGATAAGAGCTCGCAAATAACTTTCGGCTGCCGACACATAGCCTAATAACAACAGATGGCTTAATGTGTTTGAAATATCAACAGATCTTAACAAGTGAAGTTGCTTTGTATTAGCTATAAAAAGATCTAACGGGGATTCCTTGCTATCAACAGGTAACTCATTAAATTTTTTGTGTGTCTCAAACGAAAAAACTAGAGCTGGATTACTACATAGTTCAAAAAACTCTCTTCCATCTAAGTTATCATGAGTTGCAGTAACAACTGAGGACGCCACATTATGATGAGTGGTCTCTTCATAATCCTCTTTTGATTCTAGTTCCATTTTCCCGACTCTTTTTAAATTAAACTTTTCAGATAAGAAAGACACGATTGACAAGTAAATGCCATCAAAATTAAGACAAAAATTCTTCAACATGTAATAACACTTTGTCCATAATTTTATTGGCAATTTTGGGTCCTATTCTGTGAATTTTTCTTAACTCACTCCCTGGGTCTTGTAAAGACAATACATCTCCTATAGTTTTTACTTTTTCCAGCCCAGATAGTTTTTGCATTTGCCAAGATGTTAGATGTGGTACTTTTGAAAGTGGAATAGACATGCACTGATTATAGGCCGACTCATCAATCAATTGGTTCCCACAATGGTGGCAAAATTTTTGATTGTCAGTCAATCGCGGAGTCTTGCAGTTATTGCATGGAGGTAAAGTTAGTTTAAGCCTCGCAAGTTGCTCAGTATTGAATAATGATGAAATGTTTCTTCTGACAGGATGCTTAGCATTCTTTCTTAGTATTTTCTGAATAATCTGAGAGGGAGAAAAACCTCTACTTCCTTCGTTAAACACTCTTTCCTTTATCAATAAAGCATAATGAGGTATATATCTTTCATAAGTACGCCCATCACCATGAGAAATATCAGGAAGATTATAAAAAAGCCCTGTTTCAATTAATAGTTTAGTGAGTCGAGAAAAATAAACATTATCATTTTTCTCTATACCGATTATGACTTGTTTCTCTTCTTTATATTGGGAGTTACTTTCCTTGAGTAATTCGACTACTTTTAATAAAAGTGATTCACCTAATGAAACAATGTCAAACAATCGAGGTAGCTTATCTTTTAGTGAACTGTATTCGCTGAGTCTAAGCTCAACATACTTTTCAATTATTTTATTGAATTTTTGCTGAGTTGTCTGACTTAAAGTTGTTTGACAATCCCTTAACATCATCAAAAAAGAACGTGGAATTCCAAATGCTGAAAATTTAAATAACTCTTTCAAGTCATCCGGAATGCCATCATACCCAGGAAACCTTGCCTGCGCTATAGCATCCATCACTGAGGAATAATTAGGGTGCTGTACCGAAATCCAAGCATCAATTGTTTCAGCATCATGAGCAACATGAAACCTTGGGCCATATTCGGTTGTTCCAGGATAAACCGATGCCTTTAAAGCTATTTTTGAGGTTTTTAGACTACGTACAATATCAAAAAACTCGTAAAGATATTCAGGAGTTAAGCTTATTGCAGCATCGTCTAATAAAATAATGACTCTTTTACGTTCAAGCCAATCGCATAGTGAACTCAACGAGGATATGACAGAAGAAACACTGATCAATTGAACAATGTTTTCTTGTTCTAATGATGGCGAAAGACCCTGCTCAAGCCTTACGATTAAATTAATCAGGAACTCTTTATCCGCTATGAGTATCGTTGACAAATCAAGATCTTCAGAATCTTCAATATCGCAAGCAATTTCATAAGCAGAGAGTAGTATCTTTGCTAATACCCATTTATGAAAGAGATCAATTGCATTAGGTTTAGTTTTTAAAAGTGGCTCTAACTTAAAATATTTATTAAAGGAAACATAGAGTGGTAATGGTGCGTTATCATCATTTTTACATTCAACCCAAGCATAACGCATCAAATGTGTTTTACCACATCCCCTAGGACCAACTATAAGTTTGATTCCTGGGGATATAAGAGCATTATGTATAATATTGAAAAACTCTCCAGATCTGATAGTATTATTTTTTATCGTATCCTCATCAATATAATCAGCTCGTTCCTCGACAAGAAATTTACTATCTAATTCCACATCAGTCATGTTAAATCCTTACAAGATGTATTTTTTTTAATGCATCCATTGTAATATGTTGTGCGGCTACACCACTACTCGCTCGAGATAATTCCTCTTGCCCATCTTGAGAACAAAGAAAATCAAATAGTTTTTTCTGATCTTCACCAGAGGCTCGTATCAGAAAAATACAGTCACTGATATAAGAATACCCGCTCTCAACAAACAATATTTTTTTATGAAAATTTCGCCCAACCCTTGCTATTAATATATCACCAGGCTTAGCAATAACATCTAATTTTGATGGCTTCAATTCTTCTACAGAGTTGCAGTGGAATTTAATAAACTTTTCATCACCACTAAACTTTGTCGTATGAAAAACATGTTCCGTAATTTCCTTTGAATTAAACCTACCTCTAAAAATTGAAATATTTTTAAGCATTCCAATTGTGCTAAACTCTTCATTTTTATTATAATGATAAGAGTAGTCCATTCTCTCAATCGCATCTTCTTTTCTAATTAAAACAGGAGGTGACAATTCCCCATCTTTAGTTATACAATGTAATTGTATTTTCTGATGAGGCACAATTTTTTTATTAAAAATCAAAATATGTGTTTTAGCCTCTGTCCTTTTGAAGATATTCCTAGGTAATTCAATGACTTTTGTAATTGAATGTTCATTCAATAAATATCGTCTTAAACCTATAAATTTTCTTGCTGTAAATATACCATCAGGTAAAATTATCCCAGCCTCACCGCCCTTTTTAAGAAACCTGATGACTTGAGATATAAATATTATCTCTGCTGGGACATATTTTGAGATAGATATATATTTATCTGCCCCAATCTCACTAATGATTTTAAAATAATCATCCCTCCATTCAGGGAGTGTGAATGGAGGATTACATACTGCAACATCAAAATTTCCTTGATGTCGGGCAAGCATTTCAGGAAATGAATGAACAAGGGCATCTGTTACGATATGAGTAAGATTATCACATACTTTTTTTGACATCCGAGATTCTATATCCAAAGAATATGCTTCTGCATTCTTCCATCGGTCTAAAGCGGCATAGGTTAAGCTCCCCTCACCAGAAGCTAAATCAATAATATTATTGACTTTTTCAGCTTTCATCTGAGAAACCAATAATGCACTTATGGATTCTTTTGTATAGTATCTTCCGAGACTATCTCGTTGTGTGAATGGCATATAGTTACTGTTCATTTTTTATACTCGCCTTAAGTACGCTACCGCCCTAGGCGTTACGGCTACCCAAGAACCAACATAATCAGGTAAATTATTGATATTTATAAACTTATTCGCAAACCTTTCAGCCCTAAAACCTAAAAAAGATAGAAGTGTAGGTAACAAAGGGCAATCGGATCTAGGGCTAATGTTTAAACTTAAGTATCAAAATATACGGTTTTAGGTCTTTTTCCTAATCAATCCTATCATCACGTCAAATCTACTTTCTAGCGTTCACCAGCAAAGAAATACATGAATTTTGATTAGCGTTTATATGGTCCGCATACCACTGCATCATCTCCCTTCGCCCTTCCAGATACAACGCATGGTTGTATGTCCCGCGAATCGCATTCTTATCGACATGCGCAAGCTGGGTTTCAATCCATGCCGTATTAAACCCTTCCTCATGCAAAATCGTACTCATCGTGTGGCGGAAACCATGCCCCGTTACCTTCCCCGTATATCCAATCCGCTTGAACACCTGATTTATACTCGCTTCGCTCATCGTTTTGCGGGGATCATTCCTCCCAGGAAACACCAGAGGATATTGCCCAGACATCACTTTGAGCTGCTGTACGATCTCTAGTGCTTGGGTAGAGAGGGGGACAAGGTGAGGCCGTTTCATCTTCATACGCTCTGCAGGGATTTCCCACACCGCTTTCTCAAGATCAAATTCACTCCAGAAAGCACCTCGGAGCTCGCCAGTACGAACTCCCGTAAGGATCAGCAGACGAGCGGCAAGAACAACTAACGGGCTTCCTGTGTAGCCTGCGAGAGCTTTAAAGAAGTCTGGTAACTCCTCAACAGTAAGGAAGGGATAATGCTTCGATTCATGCCCTGACATTGCGCTGGTTAGATCCGCTGCAGGATTGTATTCCGCACGACCGGTAACGATGGCGTAACGAAAGACTTCACTGCAACGCTGGCGAACCTTCTTGGCCTTCTCTGTCGCGCCACGACTTTCCATTCGACGCAGCACATTCAGCAGAACCAGCGGTTTGATTTCATTCACCGGCTGCTGGCCGATATAGGGGAAAATATCTTTATTGAAAGCTTCGATAATGTCGGAGGCATAACCTTCTGACCACCGGCTCACCTTCGTTCCGTGCCATTCAAGCGCCACAGCCTGAAACGTGTTGTTGAGCTGCACATCGCGAACCAGCTTTTCTTCTTTCTTAGCGAAAGACGGATCGATGCCCTCGGCCAGCTTTTTCTTGGCTTGATCACGTAGTGCCCTCGCTTGTGCAAGGGACACGGCCGGATAGACACCAAAAGCCATACGCTTCTCTTTTCCATTGAAGCGATACTTCATCCGCCAGTATCTGGAACCAGAGGGAGCAACCTCAAGATACAAACCAGCACCATCTGCCAGCTTGTAGGCTTTCTCTCTGGGTTTAGCAGCATCTACCTGTCGTGCATTAAGCTTCATTGGGGGCATCTCCCTGGACCGAACACAGAATGCCCCCACTTATGCCCCCAACTGCGACTTGATTTTGGTTGAGTCCAGTTGATAACAGGAGATAAAATACGGGCCATAAACCGCAGTATACGGGCTTTTAGTTGATTACGGTAGACTTGGGAAGAGTTTGAAATGGTGCCGATAATAGGAGTCGAACCTACGACCTTCGCATTACGAATGCGAAGTTTTTTAATTTTATCTGTTTGAACAACCATCCCAAAAAACTACTTTACCATTAAAAATCATAAAATTAAAACAAAAACCTATTGATTTAAATTGATGAGTGTTGATGTATATCCTTCCAATTTACTTACACCAGCCGTTACATTACTGTAAAACCGTAATCCACAATTGGAACCCTAAAAATGGCGTTTTCAAGACAAAAACTAACCTTCGAACGAATTCGAAGATTTACTTTACCTGAAGGGAAAAGCCAAGTTTTCCTTTGGGATACGGACGTAACAACATTGGCATGTCGAGCGACTAGTGGAACAAAAGCTTTTGTGTTCCAAAGCGTACATGCGGGAAAAACCCTTCGCATGACTATTGGCAACATCAGCGACTGGAGGATTGATGATGCGAGGACCGAGGCAAGACGGTTGCAGACGTTGATCGATACCGGGATAGATCCACGTATTGCTAAAGCTGAGAAAATCGCAGAAGCAGAATCGCTGCAAGCTAAATCGCGTAAAACGAAAGTGACTTTTTCAGCTGCCTGGGAAGACTATCTTAAAGAATTGAGAACAGGTATCAGTGCAAAAACTAAACGCCCATATTCAACCCGATACATTGCCGATCATATCAACATGTCCAGTCGTGGAGGGGAAAGCAAAAAAAGAGGCAAAGGACCAACCGCGCCTGGACCAATAGCCTATTTGCTTGATCTACTGCTGTCGGAATTAACACCAGATCACATAGCCGCGTGGCTGAGCACTGAAAGACTAAGTAGACCTAGCGTGACTGCTCATGCTTATCGTTTGCTACGTGCATTCATCAAATGGGCTAATTACCAGAAAAAATATCAGGGAATAATCCCTGGTGATCTTGCTCAAGATTACAACGTAAGAAAAATGGTTCCAATATCAGCGAGTAAAGCAGGCGATTGCTTGCAAAAAGAACAGCTAAAAAGCTGGTTTAGTGCCGTGCGTACCCTCAATAACCCAGTTGCATCGGCCTACCTTCAGGTTCTTTTACTAACAGGTGCACGGCGTGAAGAAATTGCATCACTTCGCTGGGCCGATGTAGATTTTAAATGGTCAAGCATGCGAATTAAGGACAAAATTGAAGGGGAACGCATCATCCCCCTCACCCCGTATGTTTCTGGTTTACTAAATACACTAGCGAAAGCCACAACCTCTGATACAGGAACAGAGAACTGGGTTTTCAGAAGCCATAGCAAAACCGGCAAAATTATTGAACCTCGTTCAGCACACAATCGAGCTTTAGCACGAGCGGAATTACCTCACATTAGCGTGCATGGTCTTCGCCGCAGTTTCGGTACTCTGGCTGAGTGGGTTGAAGTACCTACAGGGATCGTCGCACAGATACAAGGCCATAAACCCAGCGCCCTCGCAGAGAAACACTACCGCCGCCGCCCACTCGATTTGCTAAGAAAGTGGCACGAGAAGATCGAGAACTGGATATTGGAACAGGCGGATAATTAGCCACCTAGTGCATTTGAGGATAACCGGTACGCCTGCGGCAGATGATAAACCTCATTTTTTTATTGACTTTAGTCGAAAACATCTTCGTACTATAAGACGAACTTATAACCAAGCAGGAGGAAAATATGTCTATCGCTATTCCGTTTGAGGAAACGGAAGAATTGGTGGAATTGTCGCTTGAAGAGCGGAATTCCCTCAGCCATGGAAGCATGATTGAACCGGCTGAGTATTCGCAGAATCTGTGCACGAATGTCGATTTCTGCGAAAACATCGAAACTATGTCTTCGTTTAAAAAGCTCTATGATGCAGCGATGGCTTCTGTGACGATGTTTTTAACTAAAATCAAATGTGCAAGTGCAAGGCAGTACCAGGTTAAAGCACTAACTATGGTCAGAACAAAATGTCTGACTCGTCGTTCTGCACGCTCGCATCGCAGTAAATCTGCTGCAAAGTCTGCTGCGTCTAATTCTAACAACGCCGATGGCGGTGACCCCGAACCTGCCCCCTCTGTATTCCCTCGCACTGGATTAAAACCTACATTCTCTTTTTACGCTGAATTTGCTAATCGTCCCTCCCAGGAGGACGCATAGTGAAGCATTATACCCTCCCCCAAACATATCACTCTGTTGCAGACCTACAACTGACTGCTCTTGCTGAAACCATCCACCAGATGGGCATCAGTACAGAAGAGCTTCGCATGCGCTTATTGCACGATAAAGCTTTGCGTGACGCTATTTTTCGCCCAACTCAGACTGGATACCAGAATAATCCTGCCAATGTAAACCGTGTAATTGATGATCAGGGTGTTATTGGCACTGCCGAAGTGGCTTCATTGCTCGGAGTGAAAAACCAGACACTGCTTAAATGGGTTTGCTATGACACGTTACCTCAGAATTTTCCCCGACCATTCAAAATCAGGAGGAAGAACAAATGGCGCATAAAAGATGTTAGCGCATATTTTGCAAATCTAACTAACGAATTTTGATAATTCAACCACCATGCGCAGTATCGCAATATATCTGCGTCTACGTAACGAAAGTAAATAGAGAATAAGGAGAGGTCGTGGGACGTATAGTTGACCCTGGTGATGAATTTGAATATGTGCATGAATATACAGATGTAGATGCTGCCTGCCCTTGGTCGTGGGATGACGATCCTCGACTGCTTTACAAACCCGCAAAAACAATGCTTAAGCCAGATGAGCAAGATTTTTTCGCGGGAGAGTTCCCTTTAGAGGCATTATGCGAACATGCGCAAAATGTCTGCTATCAGCTTAAGAACGAACATGGCTTTGATTATGGCGCAACAGCATGTGTTATGATTTCTGCTATGGCATTTTCAGCGCAACCCTTTATTCAGGTGAAATTACCAAAAACGCCTGAGCCAACACCAGTTACTGTTCACTCAATGTATATTGCGAACTCAGGAGCAGGTAAATCTCATCTTAGCAGGATACTCCTGCGGCCATTCAGAGAATATATCGATGAGCTTTCAGCTGCATTTGAAAAGATGAAGCTTAATAAAGATGCTGAAATTGAACTCTGGAAAGTGAAAAAGAGAGATTTTGATAAGGACAAAAGGAGGAACGCCAGGGATCCGGAGGTCCGGGAAAAAGCTGAAGCAGAATATGTTGAACATATAAAGAGCAAACCCGCTGAGCCAATTATGCCACCCCTTCTGTACGAGAACTTTGATCTGGACGGAGCGGTGATTGGGCTTAATGAATATCCTGAAGGTTTCTTTGAAACAACGGAAGGTGCAGAGCTTGTCAATATGTCCTTCAAACTCATCCCATTGCTGAATAAAGCTGCTAGTGGTGAGATATATAGTCAGCGAATTGGTAAAAAAACTTATTTAATTAAGCCAAACATGAGTGCATTAATAATGATCCAATGGGGGCTTTTTTTGCAATTGTTGGAAAAGAAATATGGTGCAGTGCGGGCAAGTGGCCTGATGTCTCGCTTCATTTATTATGCTCATAATGAAAGCAAAGATGTTCCTGAGACTGCTGGCGCTGGTATTCCAAAGGAATATCCTTCCACCACACTGGAGGATTATTATCAAAGGTTCATCGCATTACTGCGTAAACAGGAAGGCCGTATTCTTGGGCATGATAAATCACCGAAGATCACTGTCCATCTGACTGAAGAAGCTAAGCTGCATTACAATGCAAAGTGGAAGGAAGTGCAGGCTGAGACGAAACCTGGGGGCCGTTTTTTTTGCATTGCCGACATAGCCTTAAAAGCACCTGAAATTGCGGTGCGAATTGCTACAAGCCAGAAGTTCTTTGCGGATGAGGATACCAGTGATATCAACATCGACGAGCTGGAACGAGCATTTCAGTTGATGGAATTCCTTCTCGGCCACGCATTCAGTATCTACTATCCACTTTCTGATGAGAATAAAGAAAAATGTCTGTTTATAGAGCGTGCCCGTAAACTGTATGAGTGGATCCGGGAACACAACGTCGAGCCTTTTCCACTGCAGGAGATTAAACGCGGGCTTCGCTTTGCCCGCGAACCTGAAATCTTATATCCACTTTTAAACCAGCTAATTAGCCAGGGAGAATTAGTCCTAGCCTCTTACCCTTTTGACCGCACAATCTACGTTACATGGCCTGCAAAAGACCTCAACTATTACGGAAAATATTCAGCTGTTATCCGATATTGGGATCAAATTGTAAAGTGTCCGAACAATACTGATAGCACCGGTCCCTACATTGACGTATCCGATATAAAAGCCCGCTATTAAGCAGCTAACATCCTGATATGCTAATATAACGAGACAAACGCCATGCGCAGCAAACCGCTGCCATGGTGTTTTTTTTGCCGTAAACCTGCCAGCTCCCCATCGTGATTTACGTTATTATAAAATCAAATATAGCAAGCCAGTCGACAGCATAAAAGTGAAACAGAATGCATCCACATAGCAACATTGAACCCTGTACAGAATCAGCTATCCAGATGGCTGATCCACTAAAAAAAGATCATCGCTGATTTGCTTTCCCTAAAAGTGGCTATTCGGGAGAATCTGATAGCTTAAATCGCCACTTTCGCGTATTCACGAAAATAATAACGCAATTATCCTCCCCATTAGCGCTGTCTTAGAGTCAATGAGGACTTCTGACACCCGCGCTCGCATTTTACATTATGTAACAAATTAAATGCATTTAATCAGAAAGCCAGCACGTGAAAAAGCACAAAACCTCAAAAATGCCATGTGCTGCTCCATCAACTGCAGGTTGCTCCAAGCCCGAATTCTCAACTGGATTTTCCCCAAAAATAACTTTAATATCGATGGTGAAATCTTATTTCAGCATCAAGTTGCACAGAATGGAATACGACAACAGATAGAGGCTTTATCGGTAAGAAATAATACAGATGGCTACCTAGGTGTTCTGGCGTCATTATATTGATCTTGCTCTATCTTATTATAACAAATTAATACATACCTTATCTGACATCACTACATCAGCATTCCATTACAGGGATAGCTATATTGAGTTAATATCATGAAGAAGTGTAAGATTAAGCCATGTGGTAAAGTGATTAGTTACTTTAGGGATACCAGAAGGGCCTACTTAGCAGGCTATTGTAACGAGCATTACGCTGAATATCTGTTACGTAAGAATCAACGTGAAGAACATGCTAAGCAGGTCTGTGTAAATAAAAGTTGTAATAACACGTTAGCCGGTACCAGGAATCAGCTGTATTGTAGTGATGCATGTCGCCGGGAATCTGAACGTAGACTGGATGTTTCGCAGCTCGGCGAGATCATGAACTGGTCATACATGCAGCATATCCAGCGTATGATCGATCGTAGCCCGTTGAAATTAGGCTCTGTAACCTGTACTGACGATATCACAGCGTTGCTCAGACTCTATGTACTCAAAGCGTCGTATCAGCGTAGTTATGCCATTGACCTCCTGGATTCCGGCAAGTATAAACCTAACCCATTGTTGGAACTGGAACTTTGTCATCTCTATCCGGTCGGTGCAGGTGGGGCTAATATCCCTGATAACATCTTCATCGCTCCTAAGTTCATAAATCGTAAGAACAATTCCGCAATCCCCTGCCAGGATCATAAGTTCGGCGGCGTTTTATCGCGCGGCGAGCTAATTCCGATGGGTGATAACCTTCTTACTGGCCTGATAGACCTTTATGGCGTGGAGTCCGTTACAGAAGCGCTGAGTGGGCTTGAAAGGCCCAAGCGTTTTCATGGGAGCACTAGAAGGGATCCTAAATTTAAGGGAATTCAACACGAACTCCCGCTATTCAACTTGTTACGCAACGAGCTATGGCGGTTTAAGCAATATGAGACGGCATCAATGTTGTTTAGCATGGAAAGGATGAAGGAGATTTCTTTTCATTTCCCAATCTACCTTGAACTGCTGGCGATACTAGGATTCTACGATGTGTTGTCTGGTGAACGGGATAGACTGCTGATCCGTATGTGTCGTATCGAACGGGCATTCTTTGGCGATCCTGCTAACGGTAAGTTAAGTTGGCGATCTGGCGGAATAAATGACTATCAGGCGGTAATGTATCGCTTCATCCGAAAGTACCTGTACCGCTACTTCAACGTTGAAATCGAACGTCAGGATTCCGTGGTGGCCTTTTACAATCGCTTCTTCTCGCTACCGGTCCTTGACTCTGCCTGGTACAGCGGTGAGCTTGTCAGTTATGTCTACCGTGACGGGGTTAAGCATCCAGAACCAACCGGCTTTTTCACGTCTGATGAAGCGATGATCTCCATATACGAGCTAACCGATTGATTGTCCTGCTGTACTGGGGGTACCATCATCAAGGCCGCTTCTTTCGGAGTGGCCTTTTCACATCTATTCGCCGTGAGACTGCTCTCCTCGACTCCACCGCCAGAATGTGTGTTTTGTGCCGCATGCTGGTTTACACCCAGCGTTAAGAATGTACACTTAAAGCTGTCTATTATTCACGTTTATCAACGTCACCTGAGAAAACATGTCACAACTTGATTTCGGTAGTCAGAATCCCTTTGAACGCGCGATATCACCTTTCGAGGAAATGGCGGCGTATGAAGCTCTGTGGACCGAAAAAGGTGCCACGTTCAAGACCATTGCAGATAAGTTTCGACAGGCACCCGCCGGAGCTACCCCATCAGACCTAGTATCGGGGAGCACAATAGACGCCTTCAAGGTCAAGCTCAAAGACATCATGTCCCGTTTTGCCATCAGCGATATTGGCGTTCGTGTCCATGGCGCTGGCGAATATCCTCAGAAGCTGCGTGATGCCCGACACCCGATTGAAGTGCTCTACTATCAGGGGTGGTGGGATTTGGTTAACACGCGCTCTGTCGCTGTTGTCGGCTCACGTAAAGTATCTGAAGAAGGCATTCGTCGCACACGTAAGCTTGTCAAATGTCTGGTCGAGGATGGCTTTACTATCGTTTCCGGGCTTGCAGAGGGCGTGGATACCCAGGCTCATCAGACCGCTCTGGCACTTGGTGGTAATACCATTGCCGTCATCGGTACGCCCCTGTCACACAACTACCCGAAGCAGAACAGCGAGTTACAGCACACGATCCGCGATAACCACCTGCTCATAAGCCAAGTGCCATTCCAGCGCTATCTGGACCAGGATTACCGCAGCAATCGTATCTTCTTCCCTGAGCGTAACGTCACCATGTCTGCGCTGACGGAAGCGACGATCATCATCGAAGCCTCGGAAACCTCGGGTACGCTAACCCAAGCGCGTGCAGCGCTCGCACAGGGCCGTAAGCTGTTCATTCTTGAGTCCTGCTTCCAGAATCCGGCGTTAACCTGGCCTGCCCGATTTGAAGCGCAGGGTGGTATCAGGGTGAAAGATTACGAGGACGTAAGGAGAAATTTGCTGTGACCTTTCGCCTTACCCAAATCGATGACTTGGTCCGTGGGCAACACTACCACCTAGAAGAAGAAGACCAGTGTTATTTCTTCGGTGAGTATACCGCAAGACGTGGGGCTACGCACAGTGCCACCAACCAGCTGATAATGAACCTCAAGAAAGGTAACGACAGGCGAGGCAGACCCGAGTATCACTATAAGGGCCAAGCTATCGATGGCGTTGCGCGGATGATCAACAACAGCTTTGGTGCTGGGATCGCCAACTACACTTTCGTTCCTGTCCCGCCTTCAAAGTGCAGAACGGATGCAGCCTATGACGATCGAATGACCGCCGTTTTACGCAAAGTCCACGAACTGAATCCGGCGCTGGATTTCCGTGAGCTGGTCTGGCAAGAGACTTCAACGGTTGCGTCACATGAAGCCGCAAATAATCGCCCGACCGTTGACGCGATCATGGAGAACTATCGTCTGGATGAGGCGCTGATGCGTGGCGTTAAGCAGAACATCATTGTTTTTGATGACGTTCTTACTGCTGGATGTCATTTCAGGGCCATGAAACGTTTCCTGCTGCGATATTTCCCTCAAGCCAATATCCTAGGGCTGTTTGTCGCTAGAACGGCTAGGGAAGCCGATATAGCAAACCTCTTCGACCTTCTGAATTAAGCTCCAGGTCAGATATCATCCCTTGGTCTGAACAGGGGGTATTTGGCTTGCTTACGCCATGAATTTATTGATCTTTGTCGCGACTAACTCGATAACCATCACTGCCCTCGCTCAAATCCCCCAAACACGCTCAAAGTGCGGTAAAATCGCCGCAATAACAGTGAATATAAACCGTAAGGGATTCAACCATGACAAGCCTTCAACAGCGCGCTGAGTTACATCGTCAAATCTGGGCCATTGCGAACGATGTCCGGGGCTCAGTCGATGGCTGGGACTTTAAGCAATACGTTCTTGGCGCACTCTTCTATCGCTTCATCAGCGAGAATTTCTCCAGCTACATCGAAGCCGGTGATGACAGCGTCAACTACGCAGCACTTGATGACAGTATCATTACTGACGATATCAAAGACGATGCCATCAAGACCAAAGGCTACTTCATCTACCCGAGCCAGTTGTTTTGCAATGTCGCCGCGAAAGCGAATACAAACGATCGCCTTAACGCCGATTTGAACAGCATCTTTGTGGCGATTGAAAGCTCGGCCTTCGGTTACCCTTCTGAAGCCGATATCAAAGGTCTGTTTGCCGACTTTGACACCACCAGCAACCGCTTAGGCAATACGGTTAAGGATAAGAACACCCGGCTTGCCGCAGTACTGAAAGGTGTCGGAGGCTTAAAGCTGGGTGATTTCGATTCACACCAGATTGACCTGTTCGGCGATGCCTATGAATTCCTGATTTCCAATTATGCGGCGAATGCCGGTAAGTCAGGCGGGGAGTTCTTCACACCACAGCATGTATCAAAACTGATTGCGCAACTGGCGATGCACGGGCAGACCCACGTCAACAAAATCTACGACCCGGCTGCAGGCTCTGGCTCTCTGTTGCTTCAGGCGAAAAAGCATTTTGATAACCACATCATCGAAGAAGGCTTCTTTGGTCAGGAAATAAACCATACGACGTTCAACCTGGCGCGTATGAATATGTTCCTGCACAACATCAACTACGACAAATTTGATATCAGGCTAGGCAACACCCTGACTGACCCGCACTTCGGCGATGAGAAACCGTTCGATGCGATTGTTTCTAACCCACCTTACTCGGTGAAGTGGATTGGCATTGATGACCCGACGCTGATTAACGATGAGCGCTTTGCCCCGGCAGGCGTACTCGCACCGAAATCCAAAGCCGACTTTGCGTTTGTGATGCATGCTCTGAATTACCTGTCAGCCAAAGGTCGTGCAGCTATTGTCTGCTTCCCGGGAATCTTCTACCGTGGTGGAGCTGAGCAGAAGATCCGTCAGTATCTGGTTGATAACAATTACGTTGAAGCAGTGATTTCACTTGCGCCAAACCTGTTCTTCGGGACCACCATCGCCGTTAACATCTTGGTACTGTCAAAGCACAAAGCTGATACTCGCGTGCAGTTCATCGATGCCAGCGGTCTGTTTAAGAAAGAAACCAATAACAACGTCCTGACCGATGCCCATATCAAGCAGATTATGCAGGTGTTCGACAGCAAGGCTGATACCGACCATCTGGCGAAATCAGTGCCGCTTGAGACGGTTTCCGCAAATAACTACAACCTGTCGGTCAGCAGCTATGTGGAAGCTAAAGACCTCCGCGAAACCGTCAATATCACTGAACTGAATGCCGAACTGAAAACTACCGTCAGCAAAATCGACCAGTTACGCAAAGACATTGATGCAATTGTGGCAGAAATTGAAGGAAGCGAGGCGCAGGCATGAGCGGGTTGAACCTTCTGGAAAAACTGCTGGATGGGGTTGATGTTGAATGGATGTCGCTGGGAGATATTGGCAATTTCATACGTGGCAATGGACTACAGAAAAAAGATTTCGTTGAAAGTGGGTTTCCAGCAATACATTATGGCCAGATTTATACAAGGTATGGGTTATCAGCTGATAAAACATTTAATTACGTGTCGCCAGAGCTAGCCAATAAGTTGAGAAAAGCTCAGAAAAATGACTTATTGCTAGCAACAACATCAGAAAACGACGCGGATGTCGTAAAACCTTTAGCTTGGCTTGGTGATAAAGCTGCTATTTCCGGAGATATGATGTTGTTTCGCCATGAGCAAAATGTTAAATATCTCGCCCACTTTTTCCAGTCCGAAATATTTCAAACGCAGAAAATGAAATATATTACCGGAGCTAAAGTCCGTCGGGTTTCCAGTAGCGATTTAGCTAAAATTAAAATCCCAATTCCTTGCTCAAACAATCCGGAAAAGTCTCTTGCCATCCAGTCTGAAATCGTCCGGATTCTGGATAGCTTTACCGCCCTTACCGCAGAGCTTACCGCAGAGCTTACCGCAGAGCTTACCATGCGCAAGAAGCAGTACAACTACTATCGCGACCAGTTGCTGAGCTTTGAAGATGGCGAGGTTGAGCATCTACCGATGGGGCAAGAAGGAGTAGGGGTATTCATCCGTGGTGGTAGCTTCCAGAAAAAAGATTTCATTGAAACAGGTGCTGGGTGCATTCACTATGGTCAAATCTTTACGCATTACGGGACATACGCAGATAAGACAAAGACTTATATATCTGAGGTACTTGCGACAAAATGCAGGAAGGCTCAGCCTGGAAATTTAGTTATAGCAACAACTAGTGAAAATGATGAGGATGTTTGTAAAGCAGTTGCGTGGGTGGGGAGCGGCGAGATTGCTGTTAGCAGCGACGCCTGTATCTATAAGCATCACCTGAATCCTAAATACGTGTCATATTTCTTTCAGACTGAGCGATTCCAGGAACAGAAGAGACAGTACATCACAGGAGCAAAGGTTCGGCGTGTCAATGCAGATAGCCTTGCCAGGATTTTAATTCCAGTTCCTTCCCAGGAAGAGCAAGCCCGCATCGTTGCCATTCTGGACAAATTCGACACCCTGACCAGCTCCATCACCGAGGGCCTGCCCCGCGAAATCGAGCTACGTCAGAAGCAGTACGAATACTACCGGGATTTGCTGTTCAGCTTCCCGAAGCCTGATGCAGCGTCTCACTGACGAAAATGAGACGGCCTCCCGACCGGCATCTGCTGGTCGGGTTATACACAGACATGTTTACTTACCGGTAGTTCTGTACCTTCCTCTGCCGGTTATTGTCCTACCGGCACAAAGGATGCGCTATGACTCAACAGACCCACACCATTGCTGAATCCAACAACTTTATCGTTCTCGATAAGTTCACGAAAACCCAGGGTTCTGGCGAAAGCTACCAGAGCGAATCAGACCTGGAGCGAGAACTGATTCAGGACCTGCGTAATCAGGGGTATGACTTTGTCTCAATAACCTCGCAGCAGGCAATGCTGGCGAATGTAAGGACACAACTCCAGACGCTCAATGGCGTGGTGTTTAGCGACAGTGAATGGCGACGGTTCTGTGAAAGCTATCTGGACAGCCCGAGTGACAGCATTCTCGACAAGACCCGCAAAATCCATATTGACCACATCTGCGACTTTACCTTCGATAACGGCCAGCTTGAAAACATCTACCTGATTGACAAGAAGAATCTGGTGCGTAACAAGGTACAAGTCATCCAGCAGTTTGAGCAGACCGGCTCGCATGCCAACCGCTATGATGTCACCCTTCTGGTTAATGGACTGCCGCTGGTTCAGATTGAGCTGAAAAAGCGCGGCATGGCGATTCGGGAAGCGTTCAACCAGATTCACCGCTACAGCAAAGAGAGTTTCAACAGCGATAACTCGCTCTTCAAATACCTGCAGCTGTTTGTGATATCGAACGGCACCGACACCCGTTACTTTGCCAACACCACGAAGCGCGATAAGAACAGCTTCGACTTCACCATGAACTGGGCGAAGTCCGATAACACCCTGATTAAAGACCTGAAGGACTTTACCGCTACCTTTTTCCAAAAGCATACCCTGCTTAACGTGCTGTTCAACTACAGCGTGTTTGACAGCAGTCAGGCGCTGCTGGTGATGCGCCCGTATCAGATTGCTGCCACCGAGCGCATTATGTGGAAAATCAACAGTTCCTTTAAAGCGAAGCACTGGTCAAAGCCTGAGGGCGGCGGCTATATCTGGCACACCACTGGCTCGGGCAAAACGCTCACCAGCTTTAAAGCCGCCCGACTTGCTACTGAACTGGACTTCATTGACAAGGTCTTCTTCGTGGTTGACCGCAAAGACCTCGATTATCAGACCATGAAAGAGTACCAGCGTTTTTCACCCGAGAGCGTCAATGGCTCAGATAACACCGCCGGGCTGAAGCGCAATCTGGATAAGGACGATAACAAAATCATCGTCACCACCATCCAGAAGCTTAACAACCTGATGAAGGGAGAAGCCGACTTACCGGTCTATCGTCAGCAGGTCGTATTTATCTTTGATGAGTGCCACCGCAGTCAGTTTGGTGAGGCTCAGAAGAACCTGAAAAAGAAATTCACCCGCTTCTACCAATTCGGCTTCACCGGCACGCCGATTTTCCCGCAGAACGCTTTAGGGGCTGAGACCACCGCCAGCGTGTTTGGCCGCGAGCTGCATTCCTATGTGATAACCGATGCGATTCGGGATGAGAAGGTGCTGAAGTTCAAGGTGGACTACAACGATGTCCGCCCACAGTTCAAAGCACTGGAAGAGGAAACCGACGAGAGGAAACTCAGCGCGGCAGAGAACCAGCAGGCCTTTCTGCATCCGCGTCGTACCAAAGAAATCAGCCGTTATATCCTTGCGCATTTCCGCCAGAAAACACACCGCTCCTTCCCCGGTTCAAGGGGCTTTAACGCCATGTTCGCCGTGAGCAGCGTTGATGCCGCCAAAGCCTATTATGAAACCTTTAAGCTGCTACAGCAGGAAGCGTCAGCAGCTTCAGCGACGTATAAACCGCTTAGGGTGGCGACCATCTACTCCTTTGCAGCCAATGAAGAACAAAGTGCCGTTGGCGACATCATTGATGAAAGTTTCGATGTCAGCGCAATGAACAGCAGCGCCAAAGAGTTTCTGGATGCGGCTATTGATGACTACAACAATCACTTCAAAACCAACTTCAGCACCGACAGCAACGGTTTCCAGAACTACTATCGTGATTTAGCCCAGCGGATGAAAAACCAGGACATTGACCTGTTGATTGTCGTGGGGATGTTCTTAACCGGCTTTGATGCCCCGACACTGAACACCCTGTTTGTGGACAAAAACCTGCATTACCACGGTCTGCTGCAGGCATTCTCCCGCACCAACCGTATTTACGATGCCACCAAAACGTTCGGCAACATTGTTACCTTCCGCAACCTAGAACGGGCGACGGTGGATGCCATCACTCTGTTTGGTGACAAGAACACCAAAAATGTGGTGCTGGAAAAGAGCTACAAAGAGTACATGGAGGGCTTTAACGATATCGTCACTGGTGAGGCTAAGCGGGGCTTTATGGAGATCGTCACCGCACTTGAGCACCGCTTCCCTGACCCGACAGAGATTGAGAGCGAGAGCGAGAAAAAGGCCTTTGTGAAGCTGTTTGGGGAATATCTGCGGGCAGAAAACATCCTGCAAAACTACGATGAATTCGCCACACTGAAAGCCTTGCAGAGCGTTAACACCAGTGACCCGGTAGCAATTGAAACCTTCAAAGCCGAGCATTATCTGGATGACGAAAAGCTGGCTGAACTCCAGACCATTCGGCTACCGCCAGAGCGCAAGGTACAGGATTATCGCTCGGTGTATAATGACATCCGCGACTGGCAGCGCAAAGAGAAAGCCGCTGGAGACAAGGACAAATCGACCACCGACTGGGACGATGTGGTGTTTGAGATTGACCTGCTTAAGTCACAGGAAATTAATCTGGACTACATTCTCGGGCTAATTTTCGAGCATAACAAACAGAACAGGAACAAAGCGGGACTGACTGAAGAAGTCAGACGCCTGATACGTTCAAGTCTCGGTAACCGCGCCAAGGAAGGGCTGGTTGTTGACTTCATTCAGCAAACGAATCTTGATAAGTTGCCTGACAAGGCCGGGATTATCGATGCATTCTTTACCTTTGCGCAGCGTGAACAACGGCGCGAAGCAGACGCATTGATAAAGGAAGAGAACCTGAACGAAGCGGCGGCGAGACGTTATATCCGTACTTCGCTGAAGCGTGAGTATGCGACAGAAAACGGCACAGAGCTTAATGAGACCCTGCCAAAACTCAGCCCTCTTAATCCACAATACAAAATGAAAAAGCAGAACGTTTTCCAGAAAATCGTCGCCTTTATCGATAAGTTCAAAGGCATTGGCGGTCATCTCTGACCGTTCCGACCGGGAGGGGAGCACCATTCCCCCCTCAACACCACTTGTACCCGGAGCAAATGAATACAACGGTTGCAGGTGAATACCCGTTAATAAGCGGTAGTGCTTCACTGATGATGCTCCTGCTGGCGGAGCCTGCTTTGCACTGCGGTCTGCAGTGTCAGACTTCAATTACTTTTTGGCCTTTCTGAATTCAGCCATATCCAGGATGTTGCTGCCGTGCCCCCTCGCATCAGACAGCAGTTGTTCCGCGATCTCAAAATCCATTCTATTCACTGACATAGCACGTTTAGCCTCACGGATAATCGCCACAGATTTCTCAGCGTCATGATGTGTCTTTCCGACATACCGCACCATCCAGTGAACGAGCATCTTTTCATCAACCCGGAGGTCAAAGGGCTCTCCTTTACGGCAACGCCAGTCGTGGTTCAAACGAAGATCAAACTCAAGGGCAATTTCCTCATCCGCTGGGAAAGTGCCAATGTCATGATAGACATTCTTGTAGATTGCGCAGACCTGATTGATGTGGGTGATCGCACTGCGATCAGTCTGCTGATAAAAGCGAAGTTCCCGGTGCAGGGTGCAGTAACGCTCAATCGCTACTTCCATCTGTTCTGTCGTGAACAGTGAAAAGTCAGTTCCCAGCCATTCAATTCCATTGATTAATCGGCCATTGAGCCGTTCGACAAAACCATTCATATCACCTTTTCGAACCTGATGGATCACATGCACCCAGCGTGTATCGAATTCAATTGCAATCAGGCAGACAGCTCGCCCGACTTTTACAGCATGTACAACCCACTGGGTCACGCCCTGAGAACTTAGTGCCTCCTGCCGCTCTATAATGGTTTGCTGTGCGGATGAAGCCGGTTCAAAGAAACCTTCGTCATGACCCTTTTTGTATTTTCCGTACAGGTGCTCAGCGGCAGCGACTGAGCAATTGAAAATCATCACGATGGCGTTCCTTGTCGAAAAGTCAGTGTTTCAGCATACCTAACCAGCCTCAAATCTTAAATTCCGATACAAAATCATCGCGACAAACACTGAGTTGTTGTTGCATGAGATAGCTACGCAGCCCACCATGTAAGAAAAAAGCACCTTGCGCTGCATCCTGAACCACCAAAGATCGGCAAATTTGGCGTTCCGCAGGTGAAGTTCAAATACAGCACTTACGGACGAAGTGGCATGGAGTACGACACTAGGAGTAAGAACTGATCCAATGTAATTAGTGATCACTCTGCACATCCAGAACGCGACTGGCTCAAGAGAATTCGAGAGCCAGCTAAGAATGACTTTCGGTGGTATTCTATACTTTAGCAGGCCACGCACTTTCTGAGGCTGTAACACCATCAGGGGTTGGAGCAAGTGACCATATACGCGCCTCTATCCCATCATTTTGAAGCTTGCGCATAAAGTAACGGGCTTGGAGTGAATCGTGGGTTGCAATCACGATTTGGTAACCATGATCAACAATATAATCCCTGAGCACATCGAATACTGACGAAGCATGTACCAAGTCATGATGCTGGGTTGGATCATCAAGCAGTAAACCTCGCCAGGAAGACCACTGATGTTCCAGCGCCATTGCCAGTAAGAAAGTTAGTTGTAAATCGGTCAGTTGCGCCTCGCTGGCTATAAATGGCACCTGCACTTGCTCACCATGAAGCGGCACCGATACCTCAGCACGCTCTTTTCGATAAAGGCTACGAAAATCCAAATTTGTTCCGGTAAAGCGCTGTTCCCGAACGACTCTCATAAGGAGCGCTTGCCAGCGTGGGACCACAGCAAGCACGTGCTTCTGAACATTCGCGATTTCAGATGAAAGGTGCTGGCTAAGCGTGTCCATTGCATCAGATAACAGAGATAAACGTCTTTGGCTCAACTGCTTTTTCACCACTCGTTGGCGAAGATCAGCAGAGAAATCATCTTCCGACAACTGACCACGACGACGATCTAATATTCCCTGAGTTAGACGTGCCTGCTCCAATTTGCTCCAGGCACCAATCTCGATCTTGATAGTCTGCAGTTTTTCTAAATGTAGAGTAAACTCGTTAATAGCTGACTGTAATTGAGCCTCATGACTGTTCGCAACTTCCACACTTGGGTCACCAGAGAACGAAAACTGACGCCATGTGGCTCGAATCGTAGCAAGCTGAGATTGGACATCAGATAACTGTTTTTGTATCTCAGCTTCCTTATTCATCACCTCGGTCAACTGAGCTTGCTGCCGTTCTAAAGCAGATTGTCCGGCACCCGCTTTGATAGCCAACTCAGTGAGTTGATTGGCGTTATGTTTTTGCAATAAAGATAATTCTTCAAGCGTTTTCGATGGTGGCGCATCAGCGGTGAATGCAGTCAACGTAGCAGTGGCCTGCTCAAGCTTGCTTCGTGCATCTAATCGACCCTGTCGAGCTAAATTCAGAGCACGTACCGCCGAGTCATGGGTACTTTTAGTCTGTTCAATTGTTTCAAGGGACGGTAGAACAGGAAGATTGTGCTGCTTCTCATCAAGTTGGTGTTTAGCTAAAGCATTTGCTTCCCCGCGACGCCGAATTGACTCTTTTGCTAGAGGAACAGTATCTCCATTTAGCAGTGAATTGCTTCTGAAATCATTGATATCAGCAGTCAGACTGGACAGCTGAATGTTCAGCTCAATAATCCTCTCTTTGCAAACCTTCAACTCCACTTCGGCACGAGTTACAGCCTCTGTAATTTCACGCAAAACATCAGCAGCTTTCTTGACTCGACGCTCTGCATCAACAACATTTGGGTCAATAGCTTCCAACGCAATGCTTATACGTTCATGAAGAGTTGCAGCCCCATGCTCCGTGCCGCATACAGGGCAGTTACCACGATCAATAGGGAGGTGGACTGCAATTGAGGCTACCGCCTGACGGATCGAATCAGCAGCTGAGGCCAAACTTTCATGCTGACTCTTAGCTGTAACTTCCTCTGTCTCTGCAACATTTCTCGATAAGATCAAATTTTGATACTGCTTTTGAAGATGCTGCTCCGTAACCTTCTCTTCGTTAATTGAAACGGTTATCGCAGCGAAACGCTTAAGGGTGAGCTCCCAGTTCTCTACTTGTTGATTAGCAAGAATAAGGTCTGCATCTACTTGTAACAGCGCTTTGCGTTGATTATTGATCAGGCTATGTTGAGCATTAAGCTGTTCGTTGTTCTCAATTTCGCTGCGCAGAGTAGAAGTAAGAGTTTGTGCAGTTGTTAGAACCTTATCTGCAGCCTCTAACTCCTGCTTATATTGCTCGACTGCGGCTTTGGCTTGCAACTCACTCACGAGTCGATTAAGTTGTAGAACGAACGCATCACGCTCACTTTCTGCGGCGACCAGCTCCTGCTGAATTCGCTCTTGATTTGCAGTGAATTGAGCACGTTCTTTCTTCTTCTCTGCAAGTTCCTGTGCCACCGTGATGAATTCGTTACCAAGTCGCTCTGAACGTGCTTGCTCAGTTACAAACCGACCAATAAGCCCATCAACCTCAATTAACTTTGAGACCTGGTCACGAAGTCGCTCTAGCTTGCCTTGTACCAATTGTTCCAACGAATTGTGTACGGTATTCAGAGCATCCTGGCCCAATGGCTGTACCAACAAACCTGCCGGTAATTGATCGAGGTTTTGTGCCTGGCGAGCTATGTCAGAAATCGATTCAGCAATGTTTTCTTTACTACGAAGTGCTCCTTGAGACTGAGATACGGCCAAATTTCTATCAAGGAGCAAACTTTGCCATTCACCAAATTCGGCTTCTAGTTTGGCAAGTTCACTCCTAGCTTGCTTTAGTTGCTCACCCAGTGCGCGTCGGATGCTGCCAAGAGCTGAGCTAACTTGGGTACCATCCTTACCAATCGGCAAACGCGCCAACTGAGAGCCAGCTACTTTAGCGTCGGCCTTTACCAGCCATTCACCCTCCCGCTGATCAAGAAGGTGGGTTAGTCTCAATAAAAACGGAATATCATCAGGGTTTGTACCGGGAAAAAGTGGGCTGAGATCGCCCGTTCTTACAACCTCACCAATGTTGTTCACCTGAGCCGAGACCTGCACATCACCAAAATTTAGGCTTACTCGGGCTACAGTTTGAGTATCCCGGATTATCGGTGAAAGATTCTCACCTAGTCGAGAAATCTTACCTGTTAGGCCGAATTCGATAGCCTCGAAAAATGCAGTCTTTCCAGTACCGTTAGGGGCCAACAGTATTGTTGCACCACGGCTAAGCGCGATCGTAGTGTCTGTGCCAAACCTGCGGATATTTGAAAGCGTAATAGACTTCAGCTCTTTCATTGAGGATCCTCGGCACCAAACGCAGTTTCTTCCAATGCATCAGCGATGTCGCCACCCGATTTTCCAGACAGCAGTAATTCTCGCCATGCATCAAGATGTGGTACCACCCACTCATGAGCAAGCCCTAGCGAGCTCAGAGATGCCAGTAATGGGTCACTGATATTATCAGTGCTACCAATAGGGGAGAGGGAAGCCAGGAAACTGCGATTCAAAAAATCGTCGACGCTTTCTTGATCTCTGACCACTATCTTTCTACAGAAACGATCATCTGTCTCGAGGCGGGCTGCGTCTTCAGACGGAATACCATCTATGAGCATGAACATATAGAGATCAGCTGTTTGTGGCTCAATCAGGATATCTCGGACATCTGCCGCCCAACGAAATGCCCCCTGGATTGCTGTCAAATCAAAATCAAGGGCGGTGATCAACACAGTCCGCCAGCCTGCGCCTTCTTGATTAAGCCTTCTCAACTGCACTGTCGTGGAATCGAATCCAACTGACGAAGACTGTAACTCAAGGGTTTCAGGTAATGAAACTTCATAACGGCCTTCAGCACGCCTAGCGATAGCATCAACCATTTCTGGGATTGTTGGCATATTAGATTCCTTTCACGTGTTGTTCGATTGCTGACTCGCGAGCGAGCAATCGATCTTGCCACTGCTTAGCAAAATATTTCCGCACGGAGGACAAAGTCCCCCTGCGAAGATGATTAAATACTCCTGAACGAGTAACTAGCAAGTGTGGCTGAGGCTCAGCAGCCATGCTGGTAGCTGACTCAGCATCGTCAGCCATCCCTATATTCAAGAGATCCGAGGGGGAATTACTTACACCTGATAAGATTACTATCGGGGAAGGAGACGGCCCGATGACAGTCATCAATGGGTCATCAGATAACTCGCGTACTTCTGGCGAGCAGCCAGCAGGGCCTGACCAGTATTTGAGCGCGATACTCAATACTTGCCCATAGTCAGGAAAATATTTCCAACTGGTGCCATTTCCACCGATCCCAACAGCAACCAGCAAAAGGGTTTCTACTGCAGTAACTAGCAATTCCAAAGTACGAGGGCCAAGGCGAAGCGCATGAGTTGCATTTTTCCCTTCAGTCTCAGGGTACAGAAGTTGCTCCATAAATTTCCGACGGCTTTCTGGAGTCAAGGAAAAATCATCGATCCATTCCAACCAAACCACTTCCATGGCTTCAGCGAGTTCCGGATCTGCTATAGCAGTTAGCTTCCCCGAGACACCTTGAATAAGTCGTTGCCAGACCAAATCATCCATCGCGCTTGCAAGGGCGCTAGCTTCCCCTCGCATTGCACCTTGCGTTTTGAACTCCTGAGACTCTAAACAAGTAAGTCGCTCTGGGTTTTCAAGCCATGGGAGATTGTCAAGGTCACTCTCTGCGCATCCGAGAGTATACCCTACTTCGTGGCCGACATTCGTACGCCATACTGGTGCGTTTAACATCAGACTTTGGCTACCATTTGGTAGGTGTAAAGCCATGCGTAATATGGCAGCTGGTAAAGTGAGATTAGCTACTGTCAGTGGTGTGTATGGGGCAAATATCCTGAGCTTCCTACTTCCAGGCTCATCTCGCCACATATGCTTCACAACCCCCTGTGCTGGTTGAGAGGCTATCTCACCAAGATCATGGGTTCCTGAAAACAACCATGGCGTTCCAGCAGGATGTATTTGCTCACTTAACATATACTGAGTCCAGGTTTCGAAATCTGGACGTAACTCGTCTTTGAGTTCCCTGACTACTGCATAGCAACCCAAAGCAGATACGTCAGATGCCTCTCCAACGATATATGTTAACAAGCGCTCAAGTGCCCGCTTCGGATCGGTAAAATGCCGGCCAAGGGATTCAATGCAACGTTGTTCCAAAGTTGCATCATTACCTACGCAAATTATGGTCACTCGACGGAGAGTATTTCTGATTTGTTCCCAATCTTTAAACCCACACCACGTCGTGAGCCAAAGGTAGCACCGCTCAGTTGGACCATCCTCACGATTAGCAAGTTCTCTCAAATCCAGCCCATCTTGACGGCACAATTTGCACAGAGCATCTAGATGATCGACGGTTAGGTCTTTTTTGATTTTCAGGTGAGCACCAACGAGGGTAAGCTGAAAACGGCGCTCAGGGGTAGCGTTGAAAGCGCCTAAATTAGCGTGCTTAGCGAGGCTGGCAAATGCTGAATCTAAAACCGAATCCGCGGGTTCAGAACCTCCAGGTTGTTCTTTCGATTGTCTGCCTTGATGCTTTGATTTATCCGGGTTCTTAGAGCAGAAATCAGTCGTCTGCCGCTTAATTTGTAAGTGTTCAAAGAAGTCTTTAGTGTGGAAAATTACCACATCGTCCCATTCCTCAATGCCACCCATTTCAGCACCAATTGCAAGCGGTGCCAGCCTGCCGCCCAAAAACCGATCCAACATATCCGTTAATCGCTGAGCAATTACCAGACGCTCATAATGAGACTTCTGCTCTAACCTGAACCTTCTGATCATCCAGATTTCCCTTATTATATTTTCCCTTAACCACTTTGACCGAAGGCAAGCAGTATGTTATCTAAACTGACCCATTTTTATACGCAGCAAAGGCCATGCCACGTAACTTTTTCAAGCCCTTAAGACTGAGTTGCCTGCAGTAATACACCACTAAGCGTGGTTGACATTCGCTTTCCCTACACCTCAATCATTCCAGATATTTTCACGACCATATTACCCCTATGTACAGCCAGTTAGCCATCTTCCGATGTGCCTTTTCACAGGAGTAATCTATGTCTCAAATACACGAATCGCAGGATCCCCATGATGTGCTACATACTTGCCTGAATCTCTTACCGCAGCAGGCTACCGAACGCATTCTTTCCCGCCTGCAAAAGGCAATTAATTACGAACCCGTGATTGGCATTATGGGCAAAAGTGGTGCGGGCAAGAGTTCATTATGTAATGCGCTTTTCCAGCAGACCGTCTGCCTCACCAGTGATTTAACGGCCTGTACGCGCGAACCCCAGCGGCTGGTTCTGACCGTGGGTGGACGTTGTATGACGCTGGTTGACTTGCCTGGCGTGGGCGAGACACCGGAGTACGACGAAAAATACCTCGCGCTATATCAGAATTTGCTGGCTGAGCTGGATTTGATTATCTGGGTGTTGCGTGCCGACGATCGTGCCCGAGCAACAGATATCGTGACTCACAGGGCGCTGTTAGCTTGTGGTGCCGATCCTTCACGTTTTCTGTTTGTGATAACCCAAGCCGATCGCGTCCCCCCCCTGCCTGAACACCTAGCTCAGGATTCTCCTTCAACGGAACAACGCCTTTCGCTTGCTGCAGTCAGTGCGCTGGTTTCCGGTCAGTTGCCGTCCTCTTTCCCGATAATGGCTGTTTCCGCACACACTGGTTACAACCTGCCCTTTCTGGTGGAGCTGATGGTGCATGCATTACCGCTCCAAGCCAGTAGTGCTGTTTATCGTCAGTTGAAACTTGAACATCAAAGCGCTGAAAGTGACTACGCTGTACGCCAGCGCTTTGGTGAAATGGCAGGGGCTGCCTTCGATTCTGTGATAGACCCGAACTCGCTTCCTTCGCGCTGGGGTGCATTGCTGCTGCGTTTACGCGAGAAACTGGTACAACTGGCTACGGGTCTGTGGGACAGATTGTTTGGCTAAAACCACATCCGTCAGGTTGTGTCGCTATGATGAATGTTTATCAGACAAAACCTTTCTTAACAATACGTTATCGTGCCGCACTATTTTTTCAGATTTCATTATTTTACCTATCTTTGCCGACATAACGTGTCCGGCCTGTGCTGCATAATAACCGCATGAAATAGAAACATTTTTGTTGCCCTGAGAGGCCATATGTCCGTCAACGAGCAAGACTCACGTTACGACCGACTGGCGATCAGATTATCGGTCATTATTAGCCGCCTGCTTGCTGGAGAAACACTCTCACTCAAATCTCTGGTGGATGAATTTGGTGTCTCTGAACGCACTCTACAACGTGACTTCAATCAGAGGCTAATCCATCTGGATATTCTGGATGAAAATGGACGATACCGTTTGAATGATTGCCAACCACCCGATCATTCATCGGGCGCATTCTCGTTTATCCGTACTACAGGGATTGCGCGGATAATCCCGGTGCAAGACAGGCAACTAATGAACCTGCTAATGAACGAGTCCGGAACTTCACCTTGTCTGATCTGGCATGCCCCCCTGAAATCCCATGTCGCATTACCCGAGTTCTTTTCCCGCCTTGTGCAGGCTATCAGCCAGAAACGACAAGTCACTGTGTTGGTTGAAGGGCAGCGTCATGAAGCATTGGAGCCTTACCGTCTTATTCACTATGTGGAGGAATGGTATCTGGTGGTGTGTCAGTCGGGAAAAATCCTTGTGTTTGCTCTGACCAGTATTGGCGCTGTTACGCTTGATGAGGGGCGCTTTAAACGTCGCGAAGATATTTCTTACCTGACTGCTGGTGAGGGCTTTATCGCCGCACTGCCGCATTTCCCTCTTATCAACGACATCGTGAATTCCTTTCGTTTTTAACCTCTCCCGGTACTGCCATCTAAGGCAAATCCGGGACTTTCCTATGTAATGGAGATACACAATGAAAAACTTAAACCTGTTCAGAAACTCACTGCTTGCGGCTATTCTGGGGCTGACAACCTTTCATGCTTCCGCTGCCTGGACGGTGAACGGAACATTCTGCCAGTCGAACAGTGATAATGGTCAGATGTTACTTCGTATCAGACCCTCTACCATCGGTATGATTGAAAATAAACCACAGTGCAACGGACGGGGGGCTTTTGAGCTCACCGGTAGTAATTTTGGGGTTAACGACACAGTTTATCCGTCAAGTGTGATGTGTAACAGCCAGTCGCAATATCAGGCCGTGCAGACCACAGCGGCAACGCGGGACATTCAGAGCATCATCAGTACACTTAAGGCTAATAAAAAGGTCACCATCAATACCTTTGGTTCAGCTTTCACGTTCAACACCGCTGATTTTTCCCGTGTATGCGCAGCCATTATTAATCAGAGTGCACCCGCTTTTGACCCCCAAGCAGCCTATAAGCGGGACATGGAAAAAATGGGTTATGAACAGGGGCAAGACGGTCAATGGCGGAAGAAAAGCAAACCAGCGTACTGAGAGAGATAAACCATGCTATTTAAAATACGTAACATTCTGGCGAGCCTGTTGTTAACTGCTGGTCTTGCCACATCTGGAGTTACCTGTGCCGCTATCAATCAGAATGACCATCAGGCCGCTCTGGCAACGGCTGAGAAAATGTACGACGTTATGCTGGGTGAAGGAGCGGCTCATGAAGCCAACTGGGAATCACCGAAGTTGTTAGCGGATATCAAAGACCCGATTATTCCGGGAAATACACTCCATGTACTGGAGTTCAGTGTTATGGACCCGACCAACGGTGCATATCAGCGTATTCATGTTCTGGTAAATATTGATGGTGGTGTAGCGGGAGCTGAAATACTTTATGCCGGTCGCTGAGCAGGCTGTTTCTTTTAGCTGTTATCTTTAATTAACCTATCCAATTAATCAAGCCATGCCTCCTTCTGGACGCATGGCCTTTTGTTTTTATGCCCGAAGGAATTAGTTATGACCAGATTAGCCAACCGCTTTGGTGCGGTCACCTCCACCCGCTGACCCCGAAGCATTTACCCGCGACATTTTACCTTCCCGAATACGCTTTATACCCCCATACGCCAGACCTCGCCGCTGGCGTTTTTTATTGACGGAGACATTTACATGACAACAGCGACACAAAATAATCTCGCATCTGCTAACGAGTCCGAATTTGAACTGACCGTAGCGCAGGTACCCGACGAACAGCGTATCCGCTTCTGGCCGCAGTACTTTGGTTCTATCCCGCAGTGGATAAGCCTGGAGCCGCGTATTTTCGCCTGGATGGACCGCTTCTGTGATGAGTACAGCGGTGGTATCTGGTCCTTTTACACCCTCAGCAATGGCGGCGCGTTTATGGCCCCAGATGCTGACAATGACGATAAATGGCGTTTGTTCAACAGCATGAACGGCAATGATGCGGATATGAGTGCAGAAGCCGCAGGTATCGCGGTCTGCCTGATTGAATACAGCCATCACGCCTGTCGCACCGAATGCGATGCCATGACGGAGCACTATTATCGCCTGCGGGGCTATGCCCTGCAGCATCCTGAAGCTCACGCCATTCTGTGCATCATCGACTGACCGGAGGAACAACGAATGAAACAGCTCTCCTTTTTACCCGGCGAGATAACGCCACAGGACCGGCGTCTCATCCAGCGGGCACTCAGGGCTCTGGACCGTCACCTGCATGAGCCCGGGGTAGCCTTCACCTCCACCCACGCCGTACGTGAATGGCTGCGGCTGCATATGGCCGCACTTGAGCGGGAAGAGTTCCGGGTGCTGTATCTGGACAATCAGAACCAGCTTATCGCCCATGAAACGCTCTTCACCGGCACGATTAACCGCACTGAAGTCTATCCCCGGGAGGTGGTCAAACGTGCCCTGTACTTCAACGCGGCGGCGGTGATACTCGCGCATAACCATCCTTCTGGTGAGACGACACCCAGCCAGGCTGACAAAACCCTCACGCAGCGACTGGTGCAGGTACTTCAGCTGGTGGATATTCGTGTCCCTGACCATCTGATTGTCGGCGGCAGGCAAATCTATTCGTTCGCAGAACACGGTCTGCTGTGAGGTATGACATGAAAATTATCAGTAAACGCCGGGCGATGACTATTTACCGCCAGCATCCTGAGTCCCGAATTTTTCGCTACTGCACCGGCAGATATCAGTGGCACGGTAGCGTCTGTCATTACATCGGCAGGGACGTTCCGGATATCACAGGAGTCCTGGCGGTATACGCCGAACGCCGCCAGTACCGCAACGGGCCTTACGCCTGCCTGATGAGTATCACCCTGAACTGACAATAAAGGAGGTTATAAATGAGCAACACCACATGGGGCCTGCAGCGGCATATCACGCCACGCCTGGGAGCCCGCCTGGTACAGAAGGGCAACCGGCTGCATTATCTGGCTGACCGGGCCAGCATCACCGGAAAGTTCAGTGACCCCGAATGCCGGAAGCTGGATGAAACTTTCCCGCACTTTATCAGCCAGATGGAATTAATGCTGACTACCGGTGAACTGAATCCCCTTTATGCCCACTGCATTACCCTGTACCACAATAGTTTTACCTGCGAAGCCGACACCCTTGGCAGTTGCGGCTACGTATACATCGCCATTTATCCCACTCAACGCTAACTAATTTCACGAGAGCAAAAATGAAATCTCAACCTGCAGCAACTTCGCGGGCGGTAAAGCCCTGCCTGTCACCCGAGGTAGTCTGGCAAATGCTACTGACACACCTGCTTGAACAGCACTATGGTCTCACCCTCAACGACACACCATTCAGTGAGGAACGTGTTATACAGGAACATATCGATGCCGGCATCACGCTGGCTGATGCCGTGAACTTTCTGGTGGAAAAATACGGACTGGTGCGTAACGACAGGAAGGGATTTAGCTGGCAGGAACAATCCCCTTATCTTCGGGGGGTAGATATTTTACGGGCGCGGCAGGCAACTGGCTTGTTGAAGCAAAGCCGTAACAGCGAAGTACGATGAACATTGCGAACAGCATTCCCGATTTACATTTCTGATCTACCTTCCTTGTTTACATATTGCGTAACGCGCCTGCCATCACCCGGCAGGCGCGTTAACTTTTTACGGATAAACCATCATGCAAACAGAAGCTGAAGTATTAACCGACATAATGAGCTAATTTGTTCGAGCTTTATTGAACACATTGCCAACGCATTGAATTTAGGAGTGGTGTAGAAAGGGACAACTAAATTAGCAGACATTGGCTGTATAGCGAGCGAAGTCCTATCCGGCCTTTTTGGTCGGTATGTAGGATTGATCTTCGTTGATGGAAATTACTTACACCAGCAGTTACATCAAAATATTCTTTGGTGGAGAAATGATAGGATTTTACGTAACCTTTTGATTTTATGGTGCCGATAAGAGGAGTCGAACCTCCGACCTTCGCATTACGAATCTGTAGCACCAATCATAACTATCTGTTTTAGCAAGCATTAACCGCATTCACTAAGCTATAGTTGATGGCACAAACAGAAAGTTGATGCATGATGTTGTCATGCGTATGTCACAAATACGGCACAACAATCTTCAAATATGTAGACACACATCCACAGGAGAGCACAAAGCCTTGCAATACAGTGCAAAGCCTTGTGTGTCTCAGTTTTGTCCTGTGTGCCAGATATTGAATGTCCTACGCCTCCGGCAGTTCAGGCCAGATGACATCCGGCGCGGTGCTGGTATCTGTTGCCGTTACCGCGTCAATGTAATCCAGCACAGCGTTAAGCCGTGTTGTTTCTGCCTCCGTCAGTTTACGCCCGGCCTGCAATTTCAGCTGAACCAGACTGATGGAAGCCATTGCTGCATCAATCAGTGACTGGCGCTGTGCTTCTGCCGATTCTACTGCGGCGCTATATTGTGCCTCGGTATCCGTCACCCATTTCTCACCATCCCATTTATCGTATGGCGTTAATGGGGCGATAGTGGTGGTTCCTTCCGGGTATTCTCCCAACCGTGAAATAGTCACAGGTTTGCCAGTAGCCGTGCTGTAAACGGTTTCGCCGCGATGGTCTGCAACGTATTCCCAACCGGTCAAATCAGCCGTCCGGCAGACAGCAAAGCCGTCCTTTTTGCTGATTGGTGCATCCACGCATGAATTGCCTGGAACTCCAACGCCAACAGGTAGATATTCTAACGATGCGGAAATAAACTCCCGAGTTTCTCCGTCATAGCTGTAAACGGTGATAAATCCAGACTCCGTGGCGAATCCTTTTTCATCTAAGGTGATTTCTTTGTCGCTCATTATGCTGCCCTTACAATGTAGTTAAATGCGATGTTACGGGGGCGTGTTTCTCCCGATACTCTTGGAGCACCACCACTAAATGCATGGTCTGAAATCGCATTGATTAAGTCAGCATCTCCAGTGAAATCAGCGCCGCCATCGGGAACTGGAATATTTCCCCCGTTTGCGCCAACAGATCGCAACCTTATCGACTTATGGCCGTGGTCTTGTAATGTGTCACTCTGAGAGGACATGATATTTCTTCCCCCATCAACCCCGCGTCCATCATCCCAACCGCGAATAAATTCACCGCGCAGGTCTGGAAGCACACCAGAAGGGAACACAGCGGCAAGCGCAGGGTAACTTGACGGATTGAACGGTGAACCGTTGCATTTCAGCCATCCTGTTGGTGGAGTGGCTAAAGGCCACGGAACAGGTACACCAACGGGTAACGCTGAGCCTTCTCCCAAACCAAGGTTTGCGAGACCGTTTTTTGACGTTAATACAGGAGTCCATTTTGCTGATGGCGGCTGGCTACCAATATTTGCATTTTGTAAGGACTGATAAGATTCACCGTTATGTGTGCAGATCGAACCGATATGATATTCCTGTTCTGCATGCCACTCTGGAACCCCCATTTGGTGCTGATACGCAATGAACTGACTCATTGCATACATTGCCGCATTGAAGTCCTCAAGCGAGGGGTGTTCAGAAGCGCCAACAATGCCCCATCCGCGAAGGAAAGATGCCGTGATCTGCGAGGTCAGGTCATCCGCCTGATTTGTTCCACCAAACACGGTTCTTTCCATTCCCTGTGCATCAGAGGCAAAAGCCCGAACATTTCCCTGATATCGTGCAATCTTAGACATGGATTTTCCTCGAAAAAAAACCGCCCTGGTAGGCGGTATTAAACTTGCTGGCGAATCCTCTGGCCGAAGGGTTTCGCGAGAAACCGAATGTCAGACCAGGAGTCACCTGATAAAAATAATCGTAGCGGACACCTGCCGGCTTAGGTAGCAGACCGAGCCTGACAATTAGCCGCAGCTCGTCCACAGATACCAGGGGAGAAACGTTAAGAGTGAGCGTCATATCCTGACGGTCTGTAACATACGCCCTGCCGTTAAACGCTGCCTGGATAACATCCTGCAGACTGACGCGGTCTTCAGACGCGATGGTCGCTGCAGCTGCGTTCCTTGCTATTTTCACTCTCAGAAACCGTCGGTATTCATTATCGCCAAGCTGATAAGGTCCGTAGGCAGGTGCGAATTTGCTGTAGAACGGCGCGCCAGAGTATCCTGGGTTTGATTTACTGGCGAAGCCCGCTGAATTTGTGTGGCCCTGAAATCCAAAAAAAACTTTAGCCAGTGCCTCAGGAACGCTGCGGGGTAATCCAACAATGCGACCTATTACGTCGAGTCGGTAGCCTGTAACGCTGTCAAGGTCAAAATTAGACGGGTTTCGTATAAAGTCAGCAATGATCTGCCACTGTGCCAGCATGGCCTTTATTTCGGCCTTTGCTTTGGGCTTCTCCCAGTACTGCTTAATGAGCATCAGTGTGTAGCGGTTAACGATATCGTCATTCACGGGATCACCTCGTTGATGGCGATATTCATTACATCAAGCGTAAACTTTCCCTGAAAACCAGGGGAAAGTTCGCCATCAGTGAAGCTCACACCATCTTCACTTATCTGTAGGTTAGTCAACACGAAATTAACCCGACCAACGCTGTAACCATTCTCATAAAATTCATTGGCATCGACACTTTCACCAATGTGCATTACACGCTTTGCCAGTACTGCTTTCAGAGTGTCAGTATCGACAGGGTCGCTGGTGACCTTTCGTTTAGCGGTCAGTCGGATATGCAGAGGCTTATAGACCGGGCGATCAAACCGGAGGTCATGGGCTATCAGCATGGTCGAGCCATCGGGTCGGACGACGGTCTCAACGTAACGCCCGGTTACGCCCCCCTTTGTTCCCGTACCTCCTCCTTTCTGCTTTACCATGATCTCGACAATTTCTGATACCGCCCCACCCTCTACCACAAGCCATATTGAGTTAGCTGGAATGCCTGTTGTCGCGTCATCAGTCTTTGTATCGTTCTCTCCAATGTTGAGATCGGTTACTCCTGCCAGTTGCGCGACCTTCGCGAATATCGCGCCGGTGCTACCCGTTGCCGGATTCTCAAGAGAGCGATTCCGGCGCTGGCGAAATTGTTCCGGTGTTTCTTCATCCCTGCCGACAACCACTTCAATATCGGAGATGATGTTTATAATGCCCAGTTCAGGAGTCAGTTGAGTAAACGTATCACTAACCAGCCCGGTCACCTTCCCAAAGTTTTGGGCAAAGAACGTCACTGTTGATGTCCCTGCAGGCACTGTTACGTCTTTACCGACAAACCATACCTGGTTGGCCTGATCGCGTACTCGGTAGCCGCTGTATAAAAGAACGGGTCTGTCCGTTGTCACTTTCAGATCCCGTTGAGAGCGCGAACCGGGACGCAGGTAAAGACCATGCAGTTTTGCAATAACCTGCTGCATATCCCCGGTATTAAAATCTGGGTCCATCTGCGAATAAAGCCATTGCAGAGCGGCTTCGATGTCTGTTCTGGCCTGAGCCTCAATAGCGACGCGCTGACCATCCGGAGAATCCTGGTCTAAGTCAATGTCCTGACCGTAAACAACCTTATAGGCATCGCTCAGCGACTGGAACACATCCCTGAATGTATCAATCTCCAGCCCGTTATTATCAAACTGTAGTGCCATCTTTTAGTGCTCCGTTTATCGGGATGGTGATCGACTGATTATCAAAGACGGTTTCAATACGCATTTCTATATGCTGCTCACGTGTTTTTTTATTAACCAGCATCGATAAATGAATAATTCGCATAACCCCATCCGTTGCCAGCGTTACGCGTTCGATTTCGCGCAGTATTTCCTGCTCGGTGTTTTTCTCCGATAGCAGATATAGCCAGTCGATGTTGTCATCCATATTTAAAGGGTTATCGTTTTTAAAAGACCGCACCCGACACTTCACTTTTTGTGCAATGGCCGCACCGCCGGTAATATAATTCGCCCGCCCGCGACCAAATCCCCAGTCATCATTATTATCCAGTGCTGAAACAATCATGAGATCCCCGTAATGATGCCGTTAGTTACAGTGATTGTTTTTCCATCGGCGCTCCTGAATGAGCCCGTCACACTATCCTTTCCAGCCGTCTGAAGCGTTCCATACCTCATCTGGCCCAGCACCTCACACTCTTCAAGCGTTGTTTTACCCCCAGCCTGCTCCAGGTCTCCGGTGAGATACATCGATCCTGTGTGGTCAGAATCGCCCTGAATCATGCGACGGATGGTCGGGATGCTGATAGCCCGGGCCTGAGGGTTTACTCCGCACAACGCAAACCCGTCAGAGTAGTCGTGCATGCGCATCTCAAGAGGTGATACAAAGTCGCTACCGGCATACCAGGCGTCATAGCAGCGCTCAGAAATAAGGACGAGACAGTAATCACCTGTCGAAACTGGCTCAGCAATATAGCTGCCGCCGCCTTGCAGGATAACCGGGGGAACTTCGATAAACTCAGGCAGTTGCTTGCTGTCCCCTTTCACAACCCGGTTAATAACTGGTACACAACTTATAGTTTTATTATTTACAGCAGTGATTTTTGCGACAACAATGGTGTGCACATCAGCCAGCGCGAATTCGACGCCCAGACTGATCGTGTCGTGAAGTTCTTCGGTCATGTGCTACGCCTGTGAAAACCCCCGCCGAAGCGAGGTTTAATGATGTCCTGCAATGCCAATAGATCGCTGAACGCTACACGGTCGTTATCAAGTGAACCTACGGCATCGTTTAGATATAAGGAAAGTCACTCATGGGATTTAAGTTCAGAAAACGCATAAAAATTGCTCCAGGCATTTCCATCAACATCGGGAAGAGCGGGATCACCAGCGCCACAGTCGGTAAGCGTGGAGCATCGCTAAACATCGGAAAGAATGGTGTAAAGGCAACGGCTGGAATCCCTGGCTCTGGATTGTCTTACACGACTGGTAATCTACTCCCCGGGCAAAAAGAGACCTCATCTAAACCCAGTGATAGTGAGTCAGGGGAGACCCCAGAGCGGCTTGGTTTCTTTGCCAACTCAACGCAATTCGACAACGATCCGAATGAAACGCCAACACCACCACCATTAACGCTGGTTTTAACAAACAAACAGTTTAGGAAACTTTCCATAGAGGAAAAAAAGGCCTTCAAAGACGCCGGTGGAAAAGTGAGGTTATCTACTGGCGAAAAAATATTTTTAATAGTCGTAATTGTTATTGCTCTGGGCTGGCTTTCACAAAAACATTCCGCAGTAGGTAATAAACCAGAAATTACACAGGAAGCTTCAGGTCAAACTAATAAGTAAATATCAACTTAGCCTCCTGAACTCCTACTCAAATTGTAAAAGAAAGAAGGTTAATGGCATGCACATGAAAAAAATAATCCTCACATGCATTTGTCTGGCATCTTTCCCAGCAGCCGCCGGGCCTTATGCAGATGTTGCAAAATCTAAGTTTGAAAGCGCCATGCTTGAAGCGCTTCAGGCAACTAATGCTAATCAGAAAAAAATAAATGAAGGCATGTCTCAGTTACCAGCCATGGAAAAACAAATGAGAGAGGTGGTTCGTGATGGCCTAAAAGAAAACAAATCGTGTTTAAAGATAAAGCGAGACTTCATCAAGGAACAAAAACAAATGATGGAAAAAGAAGATTGGCCAGATCAAGACTTTGTCGAGTCGTTTCTTTCTGCTGGTGGTGATTATGTCGCTACCATTTGCCTTGATATGAAATAGTCACTTGAGCACCTTGTAATTCCCCGCTGGCTGGCATACCACCTTCTGATACCAGGCCGCCCCGTTATTCTGCCCGCTCGTTTCAATCTGGTAGATTTTATAAACCCCGTTTAACGCGGGGTTCGTTACACTCTCAACCGCACAAAGACCGCCGATTACCAGCATTGGATTCAGTTTTGTGTCGAACACAATCTGCCCTTTTGATGATTTGGCTAAAGTGCTCGAGTCAGTGTCTTTTTTGCCTGCAGGATCTGTATCAGGCTCATTGGTCGGCTTTTTGGCTTTTTTCCCGCCGTCATCCTGCGCGCTAATCTTCGTAGCCTGAGGCGTATTTAGCAGGCCGCTACGTGCGTTCACGACCGGGATATTCCCCGAAGTTACCTCATTGGTTTTCAGGATATGGAGGCGTTCATCTTTGATAAAAAAATCTTCATCCGGTGCCAGCATGTCACTAATGATTTTACTGGAGCTACCCACCAGAACCTTCGGCCTGATAAGCTCCTGCTGCTTCGTCACCGAACCTTTTTTCGTGTTGGGCATGTCCTGAAGAACGGAGTCGACGACCTGATCTTTCCCGCGTACCGTGCGCGATGTGAAGGCATTGATATAATCGTGTCCACCATCCTCACATTCCAGGCTAACGACATGGATCGCCCCTTCGCGCTTTACTGCGCCGCTTTTAACCGATCCCTGAAATACCTGTCGTAACCTGCCGTTATAACCGACCTCCAGCCTTACCGGAATATACTTATCTTCGTCCTCAGCCTTGACCAGTTGCAGACGCGTAGAAGGCTTTAACCCGTTGACGGACACGCTCAGCTTACCCAGGGACTTTTTGTTGACCGATTCGAGCGCCTTGAATGACAAAGTGATTGGTGGCTGAATTATCACGGCCTGGTTGCCAATTCCCACAGTCAGCCGATAGTCACGATAAAAGGTTTCCATTACGACACATCTCCCCCGCGTATCTCAGTCATTTCTTCCGGTGTGACCAGGTACATTTCAATGCGACCACTGGCGAAGTCATCAGCACGATATGGGTCAACACCGGAGTTATCAGTGCAAAGCAACGCAATATCGAACGGCCAGTTTTTGTGCCGAAAATGTAGTGTACCCAGCGACAGTTTTACGCCGTCGATGTGATCGCCGTTGTACTCCACGCGCATTTTCCACATTTCAACCGTGGGTAGGTGACGAAGAGTAATCACAGCCTCTCCACGATCAAAAATAAGGGCATGCCGCTGAATGGGTTCATCTGTAACGTTCTCTATTCGATTCATCAGTTTTTACCAAAGATTGCATCTTTAAAGGAGTAAGCTACAGATTTTGACTGGCCGGATTTTGAATTATCTTCCGGGGTCTGCGCGCCCTTATTCGCCACGCCCGCCGTTTTAGATTTGGCGGCGGGAGAGGGCGATTTAAAGTGTTGCTCAATGGGCGTGGTGGTCAGCTGGGTAAAGTTTATTTTTGTGAATCTGGCTTCAAACTTTGTTTCCAGAGTCTGATTATCGGTGCTGATGGTCAGACCGCTTAACGCCATATTTTCATGGGTGCGATAATCCACTTCTACGGATATTAGTTGCTTGCCGTAATAAACAGCCTCGATAAAATCCAGAAACTGCTCACGAATGCCTTTCGCCCCGCCCTGCACTGGATTACCCACCAGTCCAAAAAGCTCAGCGCCTTTATCCACCAGGCGCTTTGCTTCAAGTATTTTCTGCTCTGCGCGATCGGCGATCTCGTTCATTCGCTGCAACTGCTGCTGAGTTTTTGCGGGTATGTACTCCAGCACTTCGCCGTATTTCGAATAGTCTGGCAGGAGGCTAAATGCGGATCCGGGCTTTGCATCGACATAAACATCCGCCACAACGCCGTTGATGGTGATGACAATCGGGCCGTTGATAATGTCGTCAGCGGCGTTACTGCCATCCTCCAGCACGTCTACCGGAACCTGAGATGGGTATTCTGTGCCATCATTGACACGGGCAAATAGTGCGAACCCGCCGATCCCCACCTTCGTTACCGTATCTTTCCCGGAAGCCTGCGCCTGCGTAAAACCGTCAAGGATCCCCATTACCTGCCACCTCTCATATAGTGACGCTGTGCTTCACGTTGCTGCTGCTGGCTCCGGTCTACCACTGCGTCACCAGCCGCCACGGCATCAGGCGCTGTAATGTAATTTTGTTGACTGAAGCTGTAAGAGTTGCTAGATGCACCCGCATTTCCCGTGAGACTGAGCGCATCATTTACGCCAGGCATGCCATACGGAATACCGTTCGCCCCCATGCCACCAACACCGCCGCCTGATGGCCCCGTTGGCTGCTCTTCCTCGCTGAAACCAAAGAACGACTTTGTTGCAGTCCATGCATTTGACGCGGCATTGCTGATGACATCTCCGATGTACTTACCCAGACCGGCAAAGAGGTTTTTGGCCCAGTCGATGAATGCAACAAACGGTTTTTTCATTAACTGGACGCTGTTATCAAATATTTTTACGACATCGCCCCATGCACCTTTGAAGTCGCCGGTTACCAGTTTCCAGAGCGCGGAGAACATTAGCTTTGTGTTTTCAATGGCGGTTGTGAACACGTTAACAATGAACGCTCCGGCATCACCGAAAACGTATTTAATCGCGTCGCCAACGACGCCGAAGGCGCCGGTGATAAACGCGATAAGCGAATCAAACACATTCTGCGCATCATTCATCGCATCCTGAAAATCGCCGGTAAATGCGCCTGTAATGAGATGCCACACCATCTTGAACATGGAAGCGATCGCATCAGCCAGCGGTTTAAAGACGTTGATGGCGTAATCGATAAACGCCATCAGAGCGGCTTTTGCGGCCTTCAGAGCCGGGACAATATCGATACCCCAGTTATCCATAAAGAAATCCGCAATGACACTCTGCCCGTCCTCCATGGCTGTCAACAGATCGTCAATAACGAGAATGATTGCCACAATAGCCGCGGTAATCAGGACTACGGGCGAGAATATAGTGGCAAGCACAGTTCGGAGCCCAATCGCCGCAATTTTCCAAGCAATAAACCCGGCTGTGGCCACGGCGACGATTGGCATAAGGCGACGGATCATCCCCATTACTGAAAATATAATTTCCCCAAGATGCGAGAGTCCGTCTTTGATGAGATCTTTATTAACAATGAGGAAGTTCGTAAATCCGTCTACCAGCTCTTTCAACACCGGCACGAATCCAACGGCTACCTGAAATTTGATACCCTCAAAACCTTTCCCCAGCGTGGTCAGCGAATCGTTATAGGCGGCAAACTGATCGGCCTGTTCCTGTGTAACAATACCCAGCGCCTCGGCCTGGCTCTGCAATGAAGATATTTCCTCGCCCGTCATGGATAACAACTGCACCATAGAGCGGTCGATACCCATCTTGTCCAGAACGGAAAATTTTTCTGCCTGGCTCATACCGTGTAGCTTGTCAGCCAGCTCCCGAAATATTACGTCGGATGATTTTACATGGCCGTTCAAATCCCTGAACTTAAGACCAAGGCGCCCGGCGACGTCCTTTGCTTCCCCTTCCCCTGTAGAGACAAACTCTCCAACGCGCTTGGTCATTTCAGCCAGTGAAGTCTGCAGCGCGTCAACGCTTGAACCGTTAACAGATGCGGCATAACCCAGGGTCTGGATGGTTTCTATAGCCACACCCGTTTCTCGACTGAACTGAACCATCGGATCCACAGTGTCACTTACAGAGGCTACCCAGCCCGCAATCCCTGCGGCAGAACCCGCAATCGCAGCCCCCATCGCGGCGAGTAAACCAATAGAGGCTTTCAGGTTGGCGTTGAAGGTTTCCTGTGGTGCCAGATTACCGATGAAACCGAATTTGGTAATAAGCTCGTTAACTATTGCCATTACGGGCCTTCTCCGCTTCGTGATGCTGGATATCCGCGCTGATATTCTCGAACTCAAGCATGTCAAACAGCTCTGGTGTGTCTAATTTGACAAGTTCATGATAGGGACCGTATCCGGCCTTTGAGAGCGCCAGATACATACTCATGTCGTCACTTATGTTCGATGATTTAACGTATATTTCTGAACGTCTGGAGCTTCTGAACGTGAGTTCATATTGCTCCCGCCCATAAAAGGCAGGCTGATAACCTGAAGCGCGGTTGTGATTAGCATGATGTAATCACCCGGGAAAGATTCGAAGTGTTCCGGCTGCTTTGACAACTGCACCCCGTCATACAACACGTAGTCAAACATCAGGCGTTCAATTTCATCAAAACGATCGGTGTCCAGAAACGCCATGGACTGATGTGTAAGCTCACCTGCAATGCTGGTAAAAAACGCGAAAACTTTACGGCGTTTTTTATGTGTCATTGCAGCGAAGTCGTAGCGGTTGCCGTTAATTTCTGCAAAGCCGTCGTCGTATACGGCCTTGATCATCGCAAGCGCTTTTTCCTGTTGCTCTTTATTCTGCTGTTCTTTAGCCATGATTGTCCCTATACGTTACGCACGACGTTGCGATACTCAATGGTGTATTCCATGAGTGCGTTAGCGTCCTGGTTGTTTTTGGTCTGGGTCGGCTGAGTAGTGAAAGAGCCAGCCTGTAGATCGTAGGTTTCCTTCAGCGCTGCACCATCCCGCACAAACGACTCTTTAATAGAACCGTTGATAATTACCGGAATAGCCGCGTTACGCTGCTGGTTAAGCCACACATCATCGTTCGAAAACTTCTGGACGCGTATCACCATCACATGCACGCCCGCATCCACGCGCCGGGAAATGGTCACACCATTCTGGGCACTGTTGGCGCGGCTGGTTAACGCATTTGATGGCGTCAGCGTGACGTAATCCCCCGCCGCGATATCCGTAATGATTCGCCCGTTAAGCACGATAGTGGCGGTATCTGCGCTGATAACAATCTGAGACATTTACCGCTCCTTACTTGTTGAAATTAATAATGATGTCTTCGCTGTGCACGGCGCCGGCATTCTTAACAGCGATTTGCAGCACCGGTGACTTACGCTCCTGGCGGTCTGCGGTTGACTGGTCTTTCAGGTCACCGGCCAGGACGTAAAATCCGTTCTGTTCGATATTGCGCAGGAACATATCGCGATCACCGAAGAAATCCGGAAGCGTCCAGGTGCCGGGATTAAAGACGCCGGCACGCACAAACCCGCGAGTGGTTTTCTCCGCGCAATCTTCAAGCTGGTCAACACCGTAGTAGGTCTGCGGCACCTTGGTTGGCGTGGTTTTCAGCAGATTGAAAGAGTCGGTCTGCACCGCGTCCACATAGGCCATGAGGTTATAAACGTTATCCACAAAATCATTCGCGCCGCTGGTCAGAACGCACGGGACATCTTTGATCGTGGTGTAAATGTCCAGGCCCACGCGTTTTGCCTTGTCGATTTCCGTCTGACTGTAATCCTCAGCCGGGACATTCATCGTTTTCAGATGCAGCGTGATGGCCGTGCGTTCGCCATTAAAATTAACGGTGTGCGTACGCGCCATATAACTGACGCCGAATTTCCGGTTACCAGCCTTGCTGTAGAGCATGCGGAAATTGCTCTGGCTGGCGAGTGTTATCGCCCACGCTGGGTTAGTCGGGTCAACCTCCAGAGCTGCGGCACCGGTAAACGTCTCATAGACGATCACTGCATTCGCTTTAGCCCAGGAGGCGATTAACGGCACCTGCGCATCGATAATTTTGTCGATGAAAGCAATCCCTTTAACATTTACCAGCGCCTTAAGACGGCTGACGGCTTCAAGCTGTGTTTCCGGTGGAACTGGCACGGGAGCGGCGCCGTCATTTTTCACTGCGCCAGATCCGGAGGCAATCGCCAGCAAATCGCCAATGAACGTACCTTCTGAAGCGGCAACCGGGAAGCCTACTGATGATCCTGCGCCCGTCGTTTTACTGGTAATAGTGATACGGGCACCATCAAATACCACCGAGGCAATGGTAGGGGTGATAGACGCCTGAACCTGAGAAATAACATCGGATAGTGTCGCCGCGGACGTGCCATCAATCCCTGTCACATCAAGCTCTACGCCATCTATTTCGATGGTGAACGACCAGTCGTCATGCCCGCGTAATGCTGAAAGGATCGCGGCCTGCGATATTTCAGCGCCACGCAGATTACCGGCGGTAGCTGGCAACGTGTCGCCCGCTGCATTCCAGTAGCCAATTATCAGCGTACCACCTGCTGATACCGGGTTTGGGCTTGTTCCAAAAAATGCGTTTGCAAAAGCCGCAGTTACTGAAGACGCCCCCCAGTCCTGCTCTACCGCTGACGGCGATTTATAGGAGCGCCAGCGTTCGGCGGAGCTGAGTACCCCTGGCTGGCTGGTCATAATGGCGCAGACGTTGATGTTATCGCGCGCGGCCGCCCGTCCTTCTTCCAGAAGAGTCACGTTAATGACGTTGTTGATTGAAGCAGGCATTTACTTATCCTCTAAAAATTGAAATTCCGGCGTGTCGATACGCAGAGTCTGTACGTCGTGCGCCGGCGCATACTGAACGTTGAAGCTGAGGTGAATGCGGTTGCCGTGGGACTGGCCGAGTAGTTGCCCGACATCGGTGATATTTGAAACGGCCATGATAGTCAGGGTATGCGTGCGCCGTAGTTCGTTAGCGCGCTGGCTCTCACTCAACATCAGAAAGGCTTCTGCGTTGGCCCCGGCATTGTCCCCCCAGAACTCGAGCACAATCGAATGACTCACCGAGGCGGTGTATGTCATCACTTCCGTTGCACCGTTGAATCGTTGTCCGCGCGCCAGAACCGACTGGGGGAGCGAGCCATTAACAACGATGTAGCTGGTAGAGAAATCGGAGGCCTGAATGTTCCTGCGGTCGAATTTAATAAGCTGCTCGTCATAACCCAGGAGATCGCGCACAAAGCGCGCCACAGCCTTAAGATGCGGCTGGATCATGGCGCTGGAACCAGTAGCGGAAGTTTTGTTTCCTCGGCAATAACAGCGCAAAAGCCGTAGTCCATATAATCCGCTGGCGAGACGACTTTATAGTCCCGTCCATCTTTTTCGATGTACTGGCCTGTTTCGATTTTCAGCCGTGCGTGGATAAGCAAATACTCTTTCGACCAGTCCAGGCTATCCATCGTCAGGTTTTCTTTGTTGGCGCTCTGCACCACCGCGAGAATGTCCTTGCTAGTGACGATTACCGTCGGTTCAAAATCAATGGTGATTTCAGTTCTGGTTTTGAGTTTTACGGGCCGCTCCCAGCCGATTAGCGCGTCGCTCATATCAAGGTCTGATAAATCGCTCACTTACGAACCTCCCACGTTATGGCACCGCGCAGGGCGCCTGTATCGATTAACGGCGCAGACGATCCTTTTGCCTTTTTAGTTGCAGCAGTGATATCTGGCCACGTGCCATACCCGGCGGTCTCAAAGGCCTTCACGCTGATATTTCGCGCCGTCGCGCCTATCAAATTTAAAGCGGTGTCAGCATCCATTCGCCCGGAACCTACGGCTTCACATGCCTTTTCGATTGCCCGGTTAATTTCCGACTTTTTGAGGGTGAAGGGAGCGCGAAGAAAGGAACGTTCGGGAATGGTTATCTTGTGAGCTGCTGTAAAGCCGCTAACTGGCCCCATGAACGTATTACGGGTAAAAGTAGCTTTTCCACCGGTTGCCATATACCCGGTACCACCAGGGTGATCGATTTCAGCGCCGAATTCGTGCGCCGCCCCAATCTCGATTATTGATGTCCCATCGTCATTGGTTTTGTTTCCCACCTTGCCAGCCGGCAACCCTACGGCGACGTAATGCGTTTTCATCGCTTCCAGGTTCTTCAGGTATTCAGTGGTGATTTTTAGCGTTTCTTCAGGAGTCATAAAAAATCACTCCCGTTCATTACCGAATAGCCAGCACATGCACGCCCACCAGCTTACGCAGCCGTAAATACTCCTGGCCGTAACTGCTGGATCCGAAGCCGCCATGGTTTGTGCCCAGACCTGCGTCCGGCGCAGAGTAGCCCACCGACACACCTGCGACAGCGCGGTTTAAGATTGCCTGGGTGGGCTTACCATGATGACTTCCTGACGGGCTAAGCGCACCGGAGGTGTACAGCAAATGCGCCGCTAAAGCATGAAGCCCTTGCTCATAGAGCTTGTTCCATACTTTGCGGCTCATCTGGTTTTCTGCATCCTGTAGCGCGCCTGAGATGCGTTCAGGTGAGGTGCTGGCAAATTCGGGGTAACGTGTTTTGAATTCCATGCTACCCCCTTTGATTACTGCGGTGCCGGTGAGGATTTGTAATCGACATAAACAGCGGACTGCGGCTGTTTCCACATAGCGCCACCAAAGGCTGAGCGATATCCGCACTCATAGGTCAGCAGATCGCGCTGCCGTACGGCAAGTAGTTCCGGCATGTGAACTTCCATTTCCACGTAATCCGATTCGTAGGTGTATACCGCCATCCGCGTTTTACCTGCCTTAATGCCGACTGCGTAATTGCTTGGCACTTTGACGAACGAGATGTTAAAGGACTCGTTGCCGGAGGCTTTGCGCAGCGCTGCCATGATGCGATCCATCGCCGCAATCGGCAGCATGTCAGTGCCGACAATGATGGGGTTCGGGTCAAACTTCTGCATGGTGAGCATAAAATCGCTGGCATCCATAGCGATATTCGTTGGCTGAATGCGGTAGCTGGATTTGCGCCAGGCGACATTATAGGCATCCAGGACCAGCTTAACGAACTCGTCAGAGCTCATGTCCGCAATGGTTTTGTTGCTGGTATCAGTAATTAACTGGACGTTCTTGCCCGTCAACAGCCCTTCCTGACCTTTTACCCCCTGGTGACCGACATAACCTGCATACTGAATGGTGGCCAGGGCGTTGGCATAAAGGTCGTCCTGCTTTTTGGACTGCAAACTGATATTCAGGCGGGCAATCTTTTCCAGCTCCTGCTGTGTCCAGGTGGCTGCTTTAGCCCACTGGCCAACAGGTGCTTTCAGCCATTCGATTTCGCTGTCGATGGTTTTCAGACTGTTGGTTTTATTGCCGATAATGCCGTCTTTAACCGAACCGACCACTTCGGACACGCCGAAATCAACATATTCCAGCGAGAAATCCAGGCCCTCTTTCACCGGAATGGCCTCACCGATATTGATTTCCGGCAGCTCTTTTTCCTGCAGCTGCATATCACGCTCAGTCAGCGCTTCCTGCAGCACTTCTTCAAATTCTGCGGCTTCCATTGGCATTGGTTATACTCCCGCCGTTTGTTGTACGTAACCCAGGGTGATAGCAACGCAGTTGTTGCCTGTGCTCACGTCTTCAACCCAGTAACCCAGATCGATATTGCCAGCCGCCTCATTGGTGACCTTTCCGGCATCCGCCCCGGTTGCAACGATGTACGCCGTGTCGCCGCGGGCAAAATCAGCGTCTTCAACCGTAAGCGCGCCCACGCAATCACCATGGGAAAAATGTCCGACGTTTACCTGCTTGTTGTGCGGTGCGGCGTCGCCATAAATGTCACGAACCACAATCCCGTGGATACGTGTCCCTGCCGCCAGTGGCATCACGCCACCCTCAGGATTGACGGCGACAAACGTGCCGTATGGCAGCGCGATTTCGGTGCGGTTCTCTTCGCCCCAGACCTTATCGTTGGAGCTGGATGCGCGTTTGATGGAACCCGGTTTAATGGTGCCGCTGGCACCGTCCCAGTCAGTGAATCCAAATGCCATGATTATTTACCCCCAAGGCGTTGAGTTGCGGTTTTGGTGCTTTGTTTCGAGGAGTCATTGAGCAGGTGAGCACCGATTTCACTACGCGGCTTAGAGGTCGCCTGAATGGCTGCGTAAGCCGCACGTACTTCGCTATCGGTCATTGTTTTGACCTGGGCATCGTTAAATGCCTTAGTGCTCACCAGAACAGCGGCGCGAACGTCACGCGCTGATTTGGCATCGTTGAAATTAACTTTCGGGAATCGGGCTTTTGCGTCAGCAAGCGTAGTGCTGGCTTCATTGCCAGATTTCAGTTGTTCAAGCTCGTCTTCCAGCGCCTTAATCTTCGCTTTTAGATCGGCGTTTTCGGTTTCAAGCGCAGCGATTTTCGTGTCCTTGTCATCGCCACCAGCAGTACCGGGATCTTCATCTGTGGTCACCGGCGCCCCGGTCATGCCTTCCAGTTGTTTCTTGAGGTCTGCGAGTTGCGCCAGCACTTCCTGAGCCTGCGCCGTCGCTTCTTCTGTTCCCTGGACACTCAAATCCTCCAGAGCTTTTTCCAGTGCGGCGATCATTCCGACCAGTTCATCAGGAGTTAGCGCGGCGCCTTCCGCATCCTTGAGTTTTTTGCCCTTCAGGAAACGCAGGGCATCAGTTAATGTTTTGAACATTGGCTTACCTTTTTTGTCGTTTAACTTACACTGAGGCCCGTAACGCCCCTCTGCCACGCCCGCGACGTGATTGCCGCGAATGTTAATGTGGTAAAACTTCCCGCCACGCTCCACCAGCTCCGCAGGCTCATACCCCACTGAAACCTCACGTATCCCCGTCTCCTCGAGCGTCTCGATTGCTGCGGCATCAGTCAGATAAACGTCGCAAACCACCTCACCACCTTCGATGCGTGTGTTAGCAATGTGACCAGATGCCTTGTCTTTATGGTCTGCAGCGGTCACCTCCCCGTCATCGGGGTGAGTAATGGTGAACGGGAGGCCGTTGAAGGAAGCGAGTGTTTCGGGTTTTGACAGTTCGTCGAGGGTGCGGATAACGGTGATTTTTTTGTTGGCATCGCTGCCGGTTAACCCGAGTTCGTGGCCGTAATACTCAATCGGCCCGGCACGGGTTATCGTCGCAGTGGTAATCACGTACCCCTGCGGTGTTCGTTTCCACTTCATAAATTAATCCCATGAGACGTAAGGGAGAGCGAGGCACCGGCACTGGTAATCCTCACCAGGTTTGCCGATAAATGCCCCGATGGTTGTTCGCTTCTTCCAGGTCTTGCCGCCGTCGTCTGAATAGACTGTCGGGTCGGAGTATTTACAGAGCATGCCGTTAAGCACTAAATGGCTGTCCCTTTCACGCTCATCCCCTGTGCCGCCCCACTCGTAAATATCAAGTCCCAGTGCAACGTTCCGGGCTTCTGTGAAGTCAGCGTTAAGTTTTGATGTCTGGTCGCGCGCGATGAATTTCGCACGGCTTCGGGTAACTCCTCCGCGCTCTATGATTATGTCGATCAGGTTTTCATGGCGGCCGCCGTCCTTCATATTGGCGAAAACCGCTTCGCCGATATCGTGGATAAAATCGGTATGGATGGAGGTGATCAGATCAACGTTGTCACTTACCGCCTTTTCCATTTCCGGCTTTATCGCTCCATCGCCGAGCAAGCCGGTAAGGTCGATTCCAAAAGCCTGGAAGAAAGTGCGCTGCGTCTGTTCTTTGTTCTGAAAGTTCGCGCGCGCGACGAACCCGGCAGAGAGCCTGGCGGCGACTTCTTTGATGGAAATGCTCGCCAGGCGCTGCATGACAGCGGCAAGTCGCGCCGTAACAGACAGCGGAGTGGTATCAGGTGCATCAGTAAGGGTAGGCTTGTCCAGCTCTTCAATGTAGGCCTGAACCATTCCGTCAATGAACTCTGTAAGCCGATCCCGGTACCAGACCTCAGCGCGCTTACTCGGTGTTGGGGGGCGCATCCTCCGGCGGCGAGGCTTACGCCGCCCCTGCTGGCGCTCCAGCAGCAGTTTTAGTTCCATAAGCACCCCATGAACCAGAATCACCGCCAGTGCTGACGATCCCCTTAATTTCTTCTTCGGTGACCGTCTTCAGCACGCCTCGGTTAATCATCTCTCTGATTGCGACTTCTTCCGTCACGATTGCCGACGTCACCAGCGTATTGAACCCCGTTGCGTACTGGCTGAACCGCGTCGCCTCTTCCGTCTCATTTATGCTGTCTATCGTGGGATATTCATACGCGAGGGCTTGAGTCACAGAAAGCTTGTCCAGAATGAACTTGTCGGTGAACTCCTGCATTGGCCGCAGGCGGGACTCCTGAAGCCCGTTAATCGTTTCGTAGTAAGCTTTGTTGTCTTCTTCGCCACTACTGAATCCACTGGCCGCCTGACCGAACAGGATCGTTATTGGCCTGTCCAGCGCCCCGGCCAGCACAATCGCCATTTTGCTGATAACGTCCGACAAGCCAGTGAATTGCGCGTTCTTCTGCTCATAGCGCCCTTGCGTCTGCCCGTCGCCAGCATCAATCAGCAGCAGCCCGGTAGAGGATTTAGTTTCCTTCATCACCCTGGCGTACTCGCGTACCTGGCTTTCCTGACCGCCTGCAATCTGGTCATTCATTCCCGGTATAAACAACACGTCAACGTTAGCCTCCTGGATGGTGTCGCCGGTGCTCAGAATTGCAGTGTCGAAGGTTTTGATGTGCTCATAAGGAGCCTGCAGGTCTGACGTGCCGAACTTCACGCGATCCTTAAGGCTATGCTTGCCAAGCTTTGTCCGGCAGCAACGGGAATGATGAAACTTAAGCTGCTTTGAACCAACATCCAGTTGATAGGTCAGCGGTTCACCAAAATTATCTGAGCGAATATCACTAATGATGTTGCTGTCCGGCGTGTACTCCCCCTTACGAAACACCAGGAACTTAACGATATCTTCGTTTTGCAAATTGAGGGGAGAGGCGATCTGCTCGTCAGCACAATCAGTGATAGCCACGATTAACGAATCACCCAGCAGGGATGCCCACCCCAGTGCGCTGTGAAAGACGGCATTCAGTTTCAGCTCTTTCTCAGCATCAGCAATGCGTTGAGTTATTGAGCTATCAACGTCGCCCGAAAACTTGCGGGGCAGTTTGAGCATGTCATCCGCTGTTTTGTTGATGTACTTTTTCACTACCCACGATTGTTTATACATCGCTAGTAGTTCTCTATCCGGTATGTCGCGCTTACTGCTGCTGTACCGCACCGCGCCAATCTTCTCGCCGAGCGAAGTCATTAAGCTGACCAGGCCATCATTCAGACGACCAACGATATTTTTTTTCGTCATTACATGATGTCCAGTGGGCTGAGTGTTTTTCTCTGATACAAATCGCGTAGCCCCTGCGTCATTGCATCGACAACGTCATCGTTCGCGCCGACAGGGAACGTGGTAATTTCCTCGACCGTCTCGGTGATCCACGGTGCGATGTCTTTATGGGGAAGGAAAACGTTACCCGCTTCCCATACAGCGGTGATCGCATGCGCACGGGCAACTTTGCTGCCGTCCGGTTCAACAGGAACAAGCCCCGCAACGGTGCTTTTCAGCGAATCAATAACCGCCGGTCCGTTGGCTTTGTCCTCCACCAGCTTGCGCAGGCCTTTGGGGTATTCGTCGGCCATGCGTTTAACGGCTTTGAGTGTTGCGGTAAAGCTCATGCGCGCGCGCACCTGGTGAAGCAGATAAGCATTGGCGCCTTTTTTACCCCATACCTGCCCGACAACGTAGTCGGTGCCCTCGCTGTCTTTGAAGGTCATATCCCAGCTATGGACGACAATATCGAAGTTGGTCGGCAAGTCTTTCGGGAGGTAATACTTGATCCACTCGTCTTTGAAGATTGAGCCGCCGGCCTGTTTTGGTGACTGCTGATACATCGCAGACCAGAAGTAATCCCCTAGAATGGTTTTTGTTTCGAGCAGTTTTTCTTTTGGGTGCAGCTCTGGCACCAGCGCTTCACCCTGCTCGTTGATTGCAGGGAACGCCAGCACCTTAGCGCGTGGCGTGATTTCCACTACACGCCCGGATAAGTCATCCGTCGCCCAGCGGGTCGCCATGATGATTTCGCCGCTGTTTTTCGACAGACGCGTTTTAAACGTGGAAACGTACCAGTTCCAGATAGATTTTTTGGTCGTCGGGCTGAGTGCTTCTTTGGCGTTTTTTATCGGGTCATCGATGATACCGAGATCGATTTTCTTACCTGTTAACGGGCCGCCTACGCCCGCACAGACATACGTTCCCTTATGGTTGGCTATACCGAATTCGTCAGTGTTACGCTTTACGGCCACACCATCAGCCGGCTTATTTCCCAACCAGGCACCCGGAAATATGTTGCGGTATTCCGGCGTGGACATAATGCGCTGAACATCGGCGTTCATGTCCCCGGCAAGGTCAGCGGAGTACGACAAAGCGCCCACGCGCATTTCAGGATATTTTCCGAAGAAATACGCTGGCAGGTAACGCGAAACGATATCCGATTTACCATGCTGCGGCGGCGCACCGAGAATCAGTATCGGTCGTACGCCGCTCATCATATCCAGCAGGAACTGATCCAGAGCGTCGCAAACCGTCTGAGAGAACTTGCTGGTGATGTATTCGGGATTAATGTACTGAATGAAGTTGTGAAGACTGGCCCGCGCCTCGCGACGTTTGAGTAACTCTGCCGCAGCTTCCTGCTTACTTACTACCGATAATTGCGGCGAGCTGCTCATCAGTCAGATCCTCCGCGCTTACTGTGTGATTATGCTGTATGGGCTCACCATCCTTTCCTGTATGCTCCACCTTCTGCCTGTTCGTGTAGGCATCACCAACCTCTTTAGCTGCCTGTTCCATCAATGACGCTGCCAGCGCCATATTCCGCATTGTCTCAGCCTTCGTCATCATTCGGTCAAGCGCGCGCAGCCGGTACGCCTTGTTGGCTATCGGGATGTCAGAGATTTCATTCTGGAAGCGTTCTCGGGTGGCGTTGAACATTTCTACCCAGCGCGACGCTAACGCTTTTCCACTGGCCTTCGTGGGGTCGTAGGCTTCGACCTGCTGGCGGGTAATCTTTACCTTAAATTCTGCCTGGACAGACTCGACAACCTGAGAGGGGGTATCGAAGCACGCAAGCGCCTGAACTATGTAGGCTTTCACATCATTTTTAAGAGCCGCCATAATTCACCATTCGTCCAGGTCAGTCCAGGTAATCAAGCCAGTTTGAGCATGCACGTCCCGCACGCCCTGGCAATATCAAGGTGAGCAACTTCCGCAGGCCTGTTCGCAGCGTCCACCAGCTGTTGCACATCGTGACTGGCTCCATAGCGACGAACGACGCCCACGAACTCTTCCACATCGTGGCCGCGTAGTTTCAGTTTGGGTAATCCACTGTCCCGGTAGAACTTAGGCGCCCCGAATTCATCGGTTTCCTGTGCGATGTGGTACAGCTCATGTTCCACCAGCGCGCAGAATTCGAGATCGCTGCATTGGGAGCAATAATCGGCAGCCAGCGTGATGATGTACTTCGGCACGCGCCCGAACCATTCATGCATCTGCTGTTCCATTCGGGCCTTCTGCCAGCCACCAGCACGCAGCATTACCTGCTCAGCCTGGCCGAGCACATAGCGCCCTTTCTTTGCGAACGAGTCTGACGCCCACATGAAGCACAGGTCAGCATCAATCAGGTGTACATGGTCTGGGTTGTGAATGCTGCCCTCGTCACTGAGGATTTGGCGATTTACCCACTCATTCACATCGGCGGCAGGGATCAGCCTGGTATAGGGATGCCAGTTCTCGGCGCTGATGAAGTTAACCGGCGGGTATGGCCTGCGCTCGTCATCGATCGGCATGGAGTACTCCATTTATCCCCTTTGGGGTGTAATTACGAAATACCCGTTAAAACCATTACGGTGACCATAAAAAAGCCCCGCTATTGCGAGGCTTAACTAAGGCGATATGGGTTAATTATAGATTATCTCAATAGCGCGCCGTATTTGAGCAGAGTCCAGATCTTCAATGTCAGTTGCTATGAGGTAGCTTGAGTTATCCCCGGCCAATGAACGAACTACAGCATTCATTATTTCCAACTCTCTTTCGGTACCGTCTTCCTGATGAAGACTAATTGAGTTCATACCTTCTGCCACTTGAATAAGTTGTGGCTTTTCGTTTCTCAAAATAAGGACGACAGAATTCATGCTCATGATCTCGATTAACACCGGAGATATGACATTACCACAAGCACTCAGTGAATAACTGCTGTAATGCCAACAATAAAAAACCGCCCGGAGACGGTTACAGTGTTTTGTATGGCTTTGGCTTTCTTGAGCCATGCGTGATAGCTTGCTCAATTATTTTGTCGCTTGGTCGCTGACCGCTAACCCCGACCAGATAAATTTCATCACCCAACTGATATTCGAAGACATCAAATTCAGCATCCTCAAATATCGGGGTGCCCCCAGAGCTTCTAAGAAGTCGAAATGTCTGATCAGAAGCCTTAATAACGGGACTGTAACTCTCAAGATCCAAAACGTCGCCTTTCCAGCCAGCACCAAACAAAATTATCGTCAGCATAATCATCCCTCTCGTAGTAGAGCGGTGATTATATCAATAGCAAAATAATCATTGCAAATCAATGCATTATGTCAACCACCATCTGATCTTAAGTCATCGTCCTTCATCAGGCGCATTTGCGAGTGCGCCTTGTGATGTTTAGCGCCTCACTTCCCACAACATGCGCTCAACGCCGCCATTCCCAACCGGATCGCGTGTCGATTTCATCTTCACTGACGATGCAGCCCAACTTGATCGCGCAGGCAGCGTCTTAATTTTTACGAAACCAGCAGCGCGCAAAGATACTCCCGATTCATCAGTCTGGGTATATGTAATTATCCTTAGGTAACCCATGCCCCAGGCAGCACGACGCACAGCCCCGTAAAGCATTGAATTAGCGTTTCGGGTGCCATCTGTACAAGTGCGGTTAACTTCGAGTGTCAGCCCATCATCAAAGTGCCGAGCTATTGGACGTCCAGCCATTGCAACGCCCACCAGTACGCCATTAAGTTTCAGCCCAACACTGAATTTATGGCCCGCTGGAGGCTTATTGTGACGATGCAACTGGCTTATAAACTCACAAGCCTGGCGAAATGTGATCGGGACAATAACCACTTATTACCTCATGCACTGCTCACGAACATACGCCTGCAGGCCGGTCAGTTGATTTGTGACGGTTTCGATTCGCTCTCTGAGGGTGAAATAATCCCGCTCAGCGGCGTCAGTAAGTCGGGGGCTGGCTGCATCATCCACGCCGGGGGCGCTGGCCGCTCCGTTCGCGGGACATCTGGCGGAGATTTGCAGCCGCTTACGCCCAGCAGCAACATCACGCTCAAGCTGTTTAATATTTTCCTGGGCATCTGCCAGCTCCTTCGTGTATTTCGCATCGAGTGCCGCGACGTCACGCTGCCGCACCTGCATGTCGTTAATGGTGGCGTTCGCCAGACTGAGCGCCTGCGTTTTCTCGTCCCGCTGCTTTTTGTACTCAATGGCGTTGTCACGGTACCGGTTAACCAGAAAGGCCAGCACGCCAGTCAGCACCAGCACCACCAGCGGAAACCAGTACTTCTTCAGTAGCGCCTGGATCATAACAATGCCGCCCGAGCACGGTTATAACGCTGACGGCGGTCTTCAATGCCGTTCTGACCGCCATTAATAATCTGCGTGACGCGGGCAAGGTCGCCGGAGTAAAGCAGGCATCCGCTGGTGACAAAGAACCATGCCGCTGAACGCGCCGCGTTACACTCCTGCTCCAGCAGCTCAGGGCTGGTGACCAGATCGAGTTTCAGCGCGGTACCGCATTTGGTGTAATTTGCCTGGCCGGTGATCTGAATCAGGCCGCGACCGCGATATTTCCAGCCGTCGCCCGCCGCTTTGTTGCCCAGGCGTTTGCTGTAAACCAGATTGGCAATGGCGCGCTGACGTTC